GCGTAAGCGACTGGACTAGCGTAAGCGACTGGACTAGCGTAAGCGACTGGACTAGCGTAAGCGACTGGACTAGCGTAAGCGACTGGACTAGCGTAAGCGACTGGACTAGCGTAAGCGACTGGACTAGCGTAAGCGACTGGACTAGCGTAAGCGACTGGACTAGCGTAAGCGACTGGACTAGCGTAAGCGACTGGACTAGCGTAAGCGACTGGACTAGATCCGATCAGATAAGCCTAGTTAATGTTATACATAGTTGTCATGCGGTTGACCGATGGACGAAGTAGCTCAAACGCCTCCAAGCGGTCAAGGCCCACCTCTTTTGCATACCCCCCAGGAATCCACCGATTTTCAAAGGCTCTTCCCAAGAGTTTTTTAGATTCGTCCATTCCTCTGTCGCCCACATCCTCATAGACAACGCTTCGCAGTTCACGAGCAACGTTACGAGAGTCGCTAGCTACATCATATTTGTCAAAATAGGGGTTATGTGTCATAGAGTCTGCGAGACCGCTCTTCTGGGCCTGGATGCGTGCATCGCGAAGGGCGTATTGCTGCTGTAGCTCCTTTACGGCTGCGTCAAGCTGAGGGCCGCTCATCGTGCGAATCCGGGACTCGAGATCTAGTATAGTGACGAGTGATTCTGTTACTTGGGACATTAATTCAGAGTTCGATGCTAGTTCTGCGGTCCCCTGGTATTGGGGGTGTCGGTCCAGCGATTCACGATTCAGGCGGCTGGAGAAGCCCTGGGAATCGAGGGTCATTCCGTTTCCCTTTTGAAAGGGGCCGTCAGTTAGCCATTGCTCGACATGGCGTGCATTTGTTGTTTCACGGGCGTTTTGCTCTCTGCGGCTGCGGATACTGATACAGGGGCGAAAGCCGTCGGGTTCGTAGTCGACCGGAATCCGCTGCATCTAGTATTGGCTTATAAAGGGGCGGGGGATTTGTATACGCTTTTTTCTTATCTCTTGCTGCATACGCTTGTTGCTTATGTCTTGCTAAAGCATACGCTTCGCTTAAACCCCCCCCGAGATATATGTCCAGATGATTCTCCTTCCGTATTATATGACGGAAAAGAAGCTTCCCATCGGCTGTACAATAACCACCCTTTGGCTCTTCCTAACAGCAGGTGGGGGTGAGCTGTGGAAGGTCGACGAGGAGCATGCAACGCTTCCTCGCGAGACAATTGTCCAGGAATATCTTGTCGAAAATGGTCTGCACGGAGACATGCGATCCTCTCCTGAGAACTATTTGGTGTATAAGGTGGACCCGAAGAAGACGGAGATGAAGGATTTTCATATGTGGAGCGACGCCCTCGACGGCCAGGATGTGCAAAATGTATGGCGGCCTTTCTTTTGGATTGGATCCGAAACAGGTACTGGTGAAAAGGATGCGTGGGGTTGGAAGGAGGAAGTTGATACACTTAAAGTTGGATTCCAACCTATGGGGGACATTTGGAAGGTCTTAAGAGACAGTGCGGATATAGTGTAGATGCAGAGTGCCAGAAACAAGACACGGAAAGCAAGTGTAGTTTCGGATCAGGAGGCTTCTGCTCCTCAGCCGCCTCCTGTTCCTCAACCGCCTCCTGCTCCTCAACCGGCTCCTGCGTCGGCTCCTTCCACGTCGACTGCTCCTGCTCCTGCGAAGCCTGAGGTATACGGTGAAAACCCTGGACTCGAGACATTCCTGAATGTGAACGCCAGCGAGGCATTCTGCCGCCCCTGGCACCGTCTCGAGCGTGGCCTTCGTCTCAATCGCATCCGTGCCTTCATCGCAGCCGAGAAGGCTAAGCTTAACCTCTCAGATGCCGACACGGAGGCCCTGACCAACCTGTTACACCGTTCCCTCGACAAGAAGCTTCTTAATAGTAAATCTGCAGTTGTCTACAGCATGGAGACCCAGGAGATCCAGGAGATTAAGGGCCTCATTTATCACACCAATTCTGATGGCCGTGTCTTATCCCAAATAGTGGAGAAAAAGGGCGGTGTTACCTTTCGAAAGCCCCATTAAATATGAAATTCTACGAACGGCCCTGATATGGTCCGCGGTAATGTTTCGCCTAGTATGTGAATTTATGAAGACGATAGAAGAGATTCATCCATTGCCAACCCATCCCTCTTATTTCGATGAATGGTACACAGATATCTATGATTTCTGGATAACGACTGGGGAGGAATGCCCTAAAGAGTTATACACTGTTCTCGCTCTCAGAAAACGTATCTACGATGCCTCCTTTGACGTAGGAATCAAAACCCCATCAACCGATGCATGGAAGTGGCTGCTTACCGTTGATCAAATGCCCCAGCGTACGGAAGAGTGGTATACGCAAAAGAGAAATATGGTGACGGCGAGTGAGATTTCCAACCTGTGGAAGGGTCCTCGATCACGGATTTCTCTGATTGCAGCAAAGTCGGGTCCTCCCAAGGAATCACCGACCAAGTCGCTTGCCGTGCTTCGTGAATCGACGAGTGCAATGGATTGGGGCGTTCGCTACGAGCCAGTTGTAAAGGCAATTCTGGAACGAGAACCGAATACGAAGATCCAGGAACTTGGTAGAATTCAACATCGCACCGTACAGGGTCTTGCCGCTAGTCCTGATGGACTCTACGTCGAAAGTGCCGATAAATGTGGATTTCTGATTGAAATCAAGTGCCCCACCACGCGGGTCATCGACTCGAAGATTCCGTTCGAGTATTGGTGTCAAATGCAGATACAGATGGAAGTATGCGATATTGACATGTGCGAGTATGTGGAGGCGAAGTTTGCGGAGGGTGCTTCTGCTTCTGCTTCTGCTCCTGCTTCTGCTGAGGCAACTGGCTTCATCAGTCTCTTTGTGAGCGAATCAACGGATGAAATGAAGTACGTATACCACGCCGAGCCAGTCGTGACCGATGCTAGTTCATGGCTATGTATAGAAACATATTCATGGACGTGTACTTCGATGCGTCGCACAATGGTTGCGAGAGACAGGGCTTGGTTTGAAAAGATGCAGCCAGACATTGATCTCTTCTGGAAGGAGGTGGCTGATGTGCGAGAAGGACGGCGTGTGTTAGAGCCTCCGAAAAAGAAGGCACTGCCTGTACCTCAAGAGGATACGCAAGTATATTCGTTCGTAGATGATTAGGATCTGCCTTTAGGGACACAGACCCCGCTTTCATTAGGAAATTGGCCCATGGGGCATTCATCGCGGAATCCCTGGACGGTTGGTGAAGAAACAACCATCTGATGTACCGACTTGCTGCACTGCTTCGATAGCTTGACGGCAATAACGATAATTAGCGTAACCATTAGAATACAGCCGAGTAATCTAAAAAAGTCTGGCTTCGCCATCTAGTAGATCCTTTGTTTTTTCTCTCTGCTCCCTAAGATCTCATGCCTACGGTTGACCGTACTGCAGAGTCCACGACTTCGCCGTCTGGTTGTATGCTTCAATATCGGTCTTATACAATGTAGCAATATCAGGCTCGAGCGGATCATCCGGATTCGGATCCGAAAGCATGGAACAGATGCTCAGAAGTACCTTACTGATTGTAAGGGCCGGGGACCACTTCGTCTTCAATATATCAAGGCATATTGCACCCGCACTGTTGATATTCGGGTGATATATCTTCGTTAGAAAGTTAACCGTGGGAGACTTGAATGGGTAATCTACGGGAAACAGGACTCGTAGCTTGAATACTCCGCCGGCATACGGTGTATCGGCCGGTCCGAGGATAACACCCTGCCAGCGATACGGGTCATCGCCCTCGGGTCCCGCTGAACAATTGTGCGGAGGATCATTCCTGAGATCCTGTAACTCCTTCATAATTCTACGTGATGCCATCGGACTTTCTATGATGAAGCCCCTTTAATCAATTTTTAGGTGTATCTTACCCTCTCACTCACTCACCTACGTTTCCTCACTCACCTACGTTTCCTCGCAGCAAAGTACAAGGTGACGAGACCAGCCACTGCAACGGCGGCTAAGACGCCCTGTTTCCACCTGGGAGTTCTAGGAATTTCTGACCCGCGAAATGTTTCCACGTCACACATTCCCGTATTCAGGGAAGCGTCGGGGCAGAATACCTTCGGTGTAAGAGTATATACACTCTGTGGCACATACTGGTCGAGGGTCCAATGTTCTTGGTATGCCTTTCCTCCCTCATATATAACTTCCGCATTATTATCGATATACACGTACTTATTTCCACTAGCATCCACAGTTGCAATATTACCATCTTGGTCTCCAACCTCCTTCCTCACGAGTTTACAGGAGGGGAATCCGCTGCCAAAAATCGAGTCCATGACGGGAACCGGATCGAAGGCTGCGCGTACATCCTCTAGAATACCAGGGGCCAAGCCACGCACTGCAGGATATCCCCCGTCTGCAAGACGCTTTGCCATATCGTCGCCAAAGGCTTTTCCATCTGGAATACCATTCACATACTCCCACATGGTGGCACCATTGCTGCATTTATAGCCGGTCTTCATCCAAAATCGGACACCGATTGGTTTTAAATCCATGCCCTGTGTCATTTGTACAGACGACGAGCCAAAGCCAACCACGTCCACGTAATATGCAACACCTTTTAGAGCAGATTTAACAGAATCAATCGAATCGCCGTCATTCACCCCAATTTCTCTCGGCAAAGGGATCGCATTCGTATAACTGTAATTAGGACCTGTTACTTCAGGGCCGACCTGGATCGACGGTACTGGGAGAATTGCGTCCGCCATCTACTATACCATATTTTCGTAGGTTGCAAAGCCATCGCATAGCCAGAATCTTTGTACACGTGCCGGCTCCCATACATACGAAATGAGATCTTCGCGAAACGAAAGATCGTCCTTCCTTTCCCTGATTGTCCTATACACGGATAACATGGTATAGCGAATACTTGTGTAAAAAGAGTGGTATCGGGAATTATAAAAGTGGGGAAGGAGGGAGAGAGGGCTGTTGACGATACATGGGTAAACATATACTCTGTTACACCTGTCTTGCATGCGAAGATGCCTACTACGTGATTTCTCTGCGGATGCAGTTCATTGAAGCGATTTGTAATTAGGCAATCTGGAATAGGGAGATGACTCGGTGACGTAATAGGTATCGGTGTTGATATGGTGGTCGAAGTGATATAATACATATGCCCTGGAACTAACTCTTCAACAGGGACCCAGATGGACTTGGATCCATCCTTCGATGTATCCTTCGACCCATCCATACTCTCTTACTAGAGTAGTGATGTCTCTAACTCGAAAAATATATACGCCGTCAAAATACTTCAAGGGGTTATCTGACAAGCGGAAGACCCAGAGAAAGAAGGAGATACGGAAGTACGGGGCCATGGACTGGAAGAATCCAAAGGCCTACGTGGGGTTTAAGACAGACGTGGAAGTGGTTACGAAGCCGTCGGGCTATACAGCCGAGTGGAAAAAACTCTTTCCGAACGCCACCTCTCTGGAGCAAAAGTCAGCCGCAACCGGTGTTCCACTGAAGTATCTGCGGGAATCCTACAACCGTGGGATGGCTGCCTGGAGGACGGGGCACAGACCTGGTGCGACACAGGAACAGTGGGGCTATGCTCGTGTACACTCCTTTTTACTGTGTGGGAAGACTCATTATACAACAGATTCGGATATTGTAAAAAGAGTTACTTCCCCGAAAGCTAAGCTTTGGTGGAAACGATGTGCAGGAGCAAATCCATTTAGACCCGTGCCCATTTTAAATTCCCCTACTATACTAGATGCTATCACCTAACGCACGAACCCGCAAATGTAATCGGATTTTTAAAATTCATAGTCATTTTATGAGAGAAAAAATAGCAAAGATGACAAATACGCAATTAAGAAAATATACTCTTAAAAAACGTAATGAATGTCTTAAAGACCCCCGATTAAATAAGATGTCTGTTAAAAAACTAAAAGCCAATTTAAACAGATTTAATAAAGCACTTTATGAAAGATTTCCTGATGAATAAAACGGCAATTTAAAATGAGCATGGGTCTAAATAAACTCGGCCGAATAAATAATCTTTGACACCATGTTTGAGCGGTTCTCACCTGCTTCTATATAGCGATCCACCCAGGCTGGCAAATTAGAGATCTTTGTAAAGAGGAGGAATCTGAGAAGAGAATAGGCCAGCTCCTCGTCCGTTTCCCAGACATAGATGCTGGCAATCAGAGAATCCAGGGGTTTGGCAGACTGTTTTAGGAGTGCTATTGCGTCACCGACCCTACCCTCTTCAAGGAGGGTGTGAATAGGCCGATGTTCAGGTTGACGCATAGGGAAGCCGATGAGAAGTTCCATGAGGGGAAGGAGGAGACCAGGCTCTGTTGCGTTTACTCGTATACGCACATCGTGGTAATAGTTTTCGAGGGAGGAGCTGAAGGGATCTAGGGCAGTTGCAGAGGCAGCTGCAGTTGCCTCATAACCACTAGGATTGGCAGTATTTACATTCACATTTGCATCTACCTCCGTCGGATCATTTGAAGAGTTTTCTAATCCCTTCAGAAGTTCCGCCATTTCTATCTACGCTTGATAGTTTTTTTGCCTTTCACTTTTTTTGACCTGCTTCTTCCACCCCTCGATGGTGCTATAGTGATTGCTGTCTTTGATTCTGGGGGTGTAAAAGGGGAATACATGGATACTGGGATTACGGGTGAATTGGGTCCTTGTTTGGGCTTAGCCGAAGAACATGGCTCATCGTGAAAGGGTCTACCTGCAAAGAGCGATTGTACCTTGTTAACCGGGCCTGCGGTATTATATGTCTCCAGCAACTTGGCCGGCCTACACGAATCTATATTGATTCCGTTACCAATTTCCCCATAGAGTGCGTGTATATTATCGACAATGTTATGATCCTTCATATTCTTAATAATCTCATCCAAGGCTGCTCTACAAGGGTGTATATGGACACATAGATGCATGGAAAAGAGTAGAATAATCATATCTCGTGCCCGTGTATACATATAGTTGAAATCAGGTGCTACTTCCAGATCCAGAGATCCGATGAGGATGCTTGACATTCCAAAATCAGCCAGCTTCATATTCCCATCGGGGTAAACTAATACGTTTCCAACATGCAGGTCACAGTGGTTGTATTTGTAGAGTTTGTAGAGCACCCCCAACTTACGTGCAATCTTCATGGCTATCTGAGTACCAACTTCGGAAGAATTGTTTTCGGCCAGGTAGGATAACACATCCCCTGTTGCTAATTCCATGACAAGCACGGAAACATCGGATATGAGGGGGTACATTCCAGGCGGCGGCTCATTCCCTTTTGTGCTTATATATCCTTCCATGCGACCTACCGTATACACTTTCCCAGCGTAGGAACAGTCCTCGTGATTGGTTCCAGCTGTTGCGGTGTGTATGAAATGGTGAACGATAATTTCCTTATACGCCTTTTCTTTTTGTTTTGGATGCCCAACCCCCTCGAACTTGATGGCCACAGGTACTCCGCCAAGATCCCCCTTGAATACGTGACCGTATGCTCCCGTTCCAAGATATGCCCGTAGAACGACTTCTTTTCCGTCGGCGAACTGCAGGGTTGGATTGCTCACTAAGTCGAGGCGTCTTGATATAATAGGCGTGCCCGCTGCCCATTTGACTGTTTGAACTGCTTTCCAGTCGATTGTTGTTTCGTCCATGGATTCCTCCATCGATGCGGCGATGCCAATAGGACGTAGATCGAGTGGAAGAGCCAAGGCATCCTGCAAGGTATCCGCCATTCTATGTAGGCCGTATATAAAAGTTGAATTGCAACGCCGGCATAAACATATGTCCCGATGTTTCCGGCCCTATTAAAACGGTCAATAGCCACCGATCCAATAGAATTCCCTATAAAAGACTTCGGTATTGAAAAGAAGGTGGTGTCCGAGCCCTGTTCCAAGTGCAAGGACATTGATTACCAGCAAAGTGATGAGATTACCACGTGTACTGCATGCGGCTACGTGCTCGAGCGTTCTCTTGATATGGGAGCAGAGTATCGCTTCTTTCATTCCGATGACAGGGGCGGCGGCGACCCGTGCCGCGTAGGAGCCCCTACCGATCCTCGCTTTGCCGACTCGTCACTCGGCACCATTATCTTAGGCATAGGCCAAGGAGGTCACGCAACCGCACGCGGTGCGATGATGCGTATCAGACGCTTCCACACGTGGTCCATGTTCCCGTATAAGAAGCGTAGCCTCCTGCATGTCTTTGAGCAAATGACTCTTGCTGCGTCGAATCATGGTATTGAGGCCCGTGTCATTGAGACTGCAAAGGATCTCTACATGCAGCTCGTGGAGCACTGCGACAAGCGGGGTCTTTCACGAGCATCCGTCGTGGCATCCTGTATTTACAGTGCGTTGAAAATGGCGGGTGCTCCGAGGAAGCCGAAGGACGTTGCTGACATGTTTCACCTGCAGAACGCCCAGTTCACACGGGCATTCAAGGACTTCCAGTGCGTCCTGGCTATGGCCAAGCAGAAGGGGCTGCTCTCGGCGACAACCGTTATTCCGTCGCAGCTGAGGACCACACGAGCATCTGATTACATTGCATTTCCTCTGAGTAAGCTGCCGATTCAGCGAGGAGATGCGGAAAAGATCCGTGCATCAGCTATACGTATCGCCGACCTTGCGGAAGAAAAGGAGCTGAGCAAGGAAAATATGCCGTCGAGCCTCGCCTCCGCCGTGCTTGCCCTTCTCTTACACAAAATCGGGTATTCACAGATAACGACAGATAGTATTGCTCAGGCTTGTGATGTGAGCGAGGGTACATTGGTAAAATGTCTCCGACGCTTGGAACAGTCGAAAGATTTGCTGAACAGTATATAGTATGGGAGCGGCTTCTTCCATTGGAATTGTAGGGAATCAGAGCGGGAAAAAACTGGCTAACGAGATTCTGAATGAGATTCTTGGCAATACGGATATGAGTACATATGTCAATTTAACAGATCCCAAGGCGTGTGCGGCATTTACAATTCATACGCAGCAGAATATTTTAGCGAAAATGAAGGAACGCAACATGTATCCTGCACAAGGTGGTATAGCTATTATACCGCAAGCGAAGCCCATCGGTCCGACGTCGTCCCGTGAGGATATTGAGCGTGAGAAGGAGCGTATTGCCATCTGTTTTAATTTTGCTCATGTGATTTCCAAGATTGTGCAGACGTATGCCGCACTCGCCATGAACTTGTTCAAGGCGACCCCGTCGAGAAGGGATCTGACTGGCGGCCGCAGAACAAAAAGGAAAGCAAAGCTCCACGGAGGTGCCCGCCCTAGGGCGGGAAGTGCACTGGAGACAAAGCTGAAGAAGAGCCCCCTCTATGGCCTGACATTTTTTGACGTTGTCGATATAACCACGACTGAGAGGGGTGATATGACGCTAACGATTTCTCTAAGTGCCCTGGGAGAGAAGCGTATTGAAACCCACATTTCCGCTGTCTATATTAACCAGGACAACATAACAGTCAATGCTCGCTATATCCCAGGACGTAAACAGGAGCCGATCGAGTGCACGCTGAGCCTGAAGAGGGAGAAGGAGGAGGGCAATTACACGATGACAACTCTTCTAATAAATGATATACCTGTACTCTACATTGGCAAGTCAGGTGGGAATATCTGGAGCTATTCGTACTTGGAGGATTCGGCCCAGTTCAAGCCGGTCCCAGCTCGTGGACAGGTGGATGGCCGTGAACTGAATAAGAAGATCCGTGAAGCCTTAGGGGGTGAGGTGTCTCTCACCCGCGGTCAAGCTAATACTGAAGCCTCTAACACAGCTCCTTCAACTCCTGTATCCACATCGACGGCAGCTCCTGCACCCACAACGTTTCAGGCCCCGACAGTATCTTCTGGAGAGTTCTTCCCCAAGAATGTGAAAAATATCAAGGATCTCTTCACAGCGATCCAGCAGAGAAAGAAGCCGCTCCCCCAGCCGCTCGCCTTTGCACGGGCCCACATTCTCATGAATCCCATTGATCCCGCTGATCACATTGCCTCAATCCCCTTCACCACCCAGCTCTGCATGAAGGACTACGATTTCGAGGGAACAGAGTACATTCCCAAGAAGGGAATGTCTCTCAAGGCCACCCCCTATTTTAAATCGTGGATGAATCTGTACTACGATTCCTTCCGCCGCAACCCTGTAACACTGAAATATGAGTGGACGATGGGTGCTGATGGGGAGAAACTTCTCAAGCGTGCCTCCAATGACCTGGCGATCCTGTATACGAACAGGGACGATGAGCGGTTTCTCATTGATTCGAAACTTCTCCCTGGATTTGATACAATATGCAAGGATGTGAATAGGACCTTCATTATTGACAGAGATGAAAGATTATTCGAAAAGATGCGGGAGGCCGTACAAGGGCTCCTGTTTCTTCAGGCTGAATATACAACGGAGGCCAACAAGATCCTGGCGGAAATGTTCGATTTCTCTGAGAAGGGCAAGGTCTCTTTCAAGCCAGATATGCTGGGCGATGGCGGCCTGGTGAAGTTACAGTATCTGATTCGCTACACGAGGGCCGTTCTCCTGAATTACTATATGAAGGTGGAGAGCTTCTATATAAAGGGGGTGATCGACCTGGAGGAGGCCAAGAAGAAGGGGACCTTGATAGAGTATTGACGGTACAGAGTATTAGACCGGCGGACATTTCAAATCGGCACTTAAATTTTAAGTTTATTTATAGTCTTTTTGATACTGTGAACATTTTTAGCGACGCTACTATTATCCATTCCACTTGAAACCATTCCACCCTTAACCCTTTTATAAATTCTGTATTCATTCAATTCCTCTTTTGATTCCATTACATCATCATATTCCCATTCTTCCATAAATACTTTATTGGTATGCCAGTCACTGTAATACTTTATGATATCTGTATCAATTGGTTTATCATCATCATCATGTTCAACATTTGAAAGCCATCTTTCATCGCCATCATAATGATTATCCATAAAGTCTATGACTGCATCTTTATATTTTTCTAAGGGTAATAGTCTTGCCTTTTCTTTCTCCAAATTAACATTCTGTTCTTTTAATTCTTTTAATTCTGCCTGGAGGATTTTGTTTTGCTGCGCAAGACTCTCTTCGTTTACTTTTATTTCCTCAATAGAATGTGCATTATCAATAATGGTTTGACGCATTGTATCTACATCAAGTGTAGCATGTTCTGTCATATGCGGCTTCCATTTTCCAGCGAATAGGTAGAACTCCTTATTAAGTTCTTGTAGTGAGGCAGTTGCCTTTAATATAGATTTTTCAACCGATTCTGGAATTCTACGTGAGTATGTACAATATGCAGGGTCAGGCATTCCCATACCAAATCTATATGTTCTGATAAAGAACTCTGGCATTTTATATGGAAGCGGTTCTAGTTTTATTATAGGTAGTATCTGGCTAGGTGATTGTCCGTGTGTTGCACAATGAATATGAGTATCATTAGCAGGTGAATGATATGAATACCCGCCAAAAGCTCTATTTTCAAATATAGGATGTGTAAGAAACAATCTTCCATAGTTTGTCAAAGCAATACATGAATACACGACAGCTTGATACTGCTGTGTACTTCCACTCATTGAGGTCTTTATAATTATAACATATTCATCTTTAGGGAGTTTATATTCAGAGCAATAATATCCACCTTGACCAGGAATCCTAACACACGGTTCGTATAGAACACCTTCAACAGGCGTATAAGTATACATATCTTCAATTCCCTCAAGAGACATAGTATCGCGTTGCTCTTTCATTTTGCTAAACAGAGCCGACATCTCCTGTCTTAGTTTCTTTTCAGCATCTTCCAGGTAATTAACAACAGACTCCATTTTATACAATAAAAGGGGCAATTGTTATAATCAATTTTAGTGTGAAAAGTGCCGATTTGAAATGTCCGTTGGTCTAATATATCAGACTAATAGCTCTAAAGTATCGAAAGAAGGGGCATCTGCATATCAAGAAAGCCAGTATTCATATTGTACAGACCCCACTGAAACCCCCCATTAGAAACCCATCCCTCGTACTGTGTATCTCCCAGTAACAGTCCGAACGGTGAACATTTGACGAAGTCAGCCATGGCTGCCTCTGAAGAACAGGCAAGGACAATGGCAATGTAATCGCCCTGCGGAACTCTGCGATGCCAGGTGTTCCAGAGTACGATGGCTCCACCTCCAACTGCATATATGTGCATATCTTCCGAGCGGGTATAGTCGGACCATATGGAACGCCCCTCCTTCATCCTATTCCATATGACACGCTCTTCATCCTCGGTGAGCCGCTCACGCTTTCCTATGACACATTCCCCTTTCCAATAGGATCCGACGATGGCGGGTGGAATTGCAGGAATGTATGATTCCCACAGCATAAGATGAGGAGGGAGAGGACGACTAGTCATATTTTGCACAAGATATAGAAGGCTTCTGCAGATGCCCTTCTTTTTCCAGGCGGGATGTACACACAAGAAATCAATGATGCCGGCTCGTGGCAGATAGGCCCCTTTTACATGTAAGCCGTTGACCCAACGTCTGACAAGGGTGCCGATGACACGAGTTCCGTCGCGAGCGACGAAAACGTCCCACCTTCCTTTTTCAACAGCGGAGCGAATTCTACTTTCGGGTACTGTGCATCGTGACGTGGAGAACCAGAACTCCCAAAATTCTGGAAGTTGGGCAATATCCTGAGCATTCGCTTTTCCAAAGCTACAGCCACGTATGGAATGCATTGGAATCATGGGCGGATGTAGTTCAAGAAGGACGGGTGGATGACCGGTGAACCAGGAAGATAGTATGCCGAACCAGGTAGGTGAACATGGATTGTTCGTCCAAAACCCCATTACAGTCCATATACGGAATATCTTAGGCCTTCGGCTTTTGGCTTTTGGCTTTTGGCTTCAAGGCCTTCAGGTCGGACTTCGTCCTTAGAAAAAGTGACACCCAACTGAACATCCTTCCAAGTCCAAACAGATGGATCCTCCCCTAAAAAAGCGGTGTGGTTTCGAGGGGTGCAACAAGAAGCTAAGCCTTGTTGATTATGCTTGCAAATGCAAGACAACATACTGTGGGGCACACCGTGTACCCGAGACCCATGCCTGCACCTTTGACTTTAAGGAGGACCACAAGAAAAATCTGCTAGTGTACATGCAGGATGCTGTCACATCTAAGAAGATGGAAGTACTGTAGAACAATGCCCCGGTTAGATGTGTATCCTGGATTTATTACCAAGAAAACCTCATTCAATCCATTCATGGAGGTTAGAGCTATAAGCGAAGCTGATATGGCAGTAAATGTCGAGGCAGTAAAGGCAGTCAAAGCAGTGGAGGCAGTCGAAGTCAAAACACCTTTTACTCAGCAAGAAAAAGACCCTTTTTCCTTTTTACCGTCTGCACCAAAGCCACCAGAACCCTTCTCCCCTTTCGTGATGCCAGAAGTGAAGATACAGCCTAGCAAGTCACACTTTTCTTTTTATATGCAGAAGCAGTCAACTATTGAACCTGCCAAACCCGCCAAACCTACCAAACCTACAAAACCTACCGAACCAATTGCACTCGATCAGCCTCGTGGAAAGGATGGTGAGCGTCTTCTGTACACCTACCCCAACCTTCCCATTATATCATTGAACCCAGCGACAGAGTTCACTCTTCTTGTGGGAAGTTCCGATAAGAGTGCTACAGCATGGCTCATGCAATTTGACGGGGCGGCCAATCCGAATCCAGGCCCTGCATCCTCAGGTGCTGTGCTATGGAGCCCAAAGGATGCTAGTGGATACCGCTCGCCCGTATTTGAGATGGGGAAATTCCTGGGAAAGGCCACCAACAATTTGGCCGAGATTCAGGGACTACTCCTTGGTCTGAAAATGGCTGCTGCTCGGGGTGCTCGTGAGTTGCTCATCGAGGGCGACTCGGAACTTATCATTCGCCAGCAGACCCGTGAATATAAGGTGTCAAATAAGAATCTGAAATCATGGTGGGCTGAAATTCAGGCCGCCATGATGGATGAAATATCCTTTGACTGGATTGCGATTCGTCATGTTCGTCGAGAGTTCAATGAACGTGCTGACTCAATTACCAAGGAAGTGTTGTCGAAGAGGGAGGGATTTACACGCTGCGGCTAGGATCATGCCTTATTCCTCACGTCTAGCCTTCGACTTGGTACTTGCCTTCACCTTTGACTTCTTTTTTGTCTTTCTTGCATTGGTCTTTCTTTTCCCCTTCCCGCCCACCTGTTTCTGAACATACTCCCTCATCCTGTCACAGTGTTTCTGGATGACGATACTGACAGCAGGCTTCTCTGCACCTATTATCTTGCGACATTCAGGGCAGGGTTTCTTACCAGGTATTCTGTCAAAGCAGGGGCTGCAGAGGCTGTGGCCGCACGAGAAGGTGAGCGGCTTATAAAACAGCCCCATGCATACAGGGCATGTCATATCTTCGAGGTTGTTCTCCTTCCAGCTATTCGGCATATTATTCATTTTCTCATTTACAGCCGGCCTCTCTACAGTTACTTCAGGGACCACAAGTTTTGTCTCCAAATACGCAACAATATCGTCCAAGGCTGCAGGGTAGTCTTCACCTTGACTCGTAGCGTGAGCCTGCATTAGTCTAGCGGTATCCAAGCTTTCTTCTATGTTTTCTTTCTTCATGCCATGTTCGCAGAGTATTTTTACTATCGTAAAAAGTGCTTCGAAGATTGCGACTCCCAGCGGGGTTCTACCCAGATTATCTTCCACATTTACATCTGCACCACGCTCGCATAAGAATCGCACTATTTCTATATTTCCTGAATACACTGCAACTATGAGTCCAGTTGTTCCCATATCATCAGGCATATTAACGTCAGCCCCGTGTTCTACGAGATATTTGACCCCATTAAAATACTCCTCATTGCTATAGTCATATAAGTTATTCTTGATATATCCACGACATAACTGCATGAACTTCTCCTGGTCACTGGTTCCTTCCGGAAATCTTTTTAAAATAGACGGCTCCATACTAATATAGCATATGTTTTAGGTACATGGCTATAATGGAACCCGACCAGCGTCCACTCGCCCTCATCTCTGACGGCACATACCACTGAATCATGTCCTTCTCACGCTTATCACGCTTCATACGATTAAATGCGAGCGGGTGTTCTCTGCACCACTCGAGCTCCTTGGAGGCCCGCATCCACTCGGCAGTCGTCACCACGGCATTGAACACGTGGTACTGGAAATACGTGTTCGGGGCATAGTCGGACTCCCTGTTCTGGAACACCACTCCCGTATGATTCAGGTGCTGGAGTTCCTTGATGCGTGCCTCCTCAGCAACCTCCCTTTTTACATTCTCTCGGAGGAGCGAAAGCATTCCCTTGCCAGGGTAACGAAGGCCATCCTTGCCCTCCATCTGGCCCTTCGGGGGCTCCCACGCCTTGTCCGTCATGGCAGCTCCACGTCTACGCACGACGATGAAACGCTTGATATCAAGAGGATCTCCAGTCACGGGTCTCTCGTGAATAAAACAGACGGAGCGGAGATAAACGCGCCAACCTTCGGTGGGATGCTGCACATAGAAATACGCCTTCGTGGGATCGTAGGGCATCTTCTCGGAGCCGCGAATCAGACCTTTCTGAAAGACATCGAATACTGGTGTCATGCGTCCTTCTATTTAGATGGCTGAGCAATTTAAATAGGGGGCGTTTCAGTCTAAAGGTACTTACACCCTAAATACTAGATGCACGATCTTTCTGTGGGGTGTCTTTTTAAAAACGAAACACATTCCATCGTAGAGTGGTTAGAGCATTATATATATCACGGCGTCACACATTTTTATCTAATTAACGATAAAAGCGACGATGATTCGTGTAGTAAATTAACACCGTATGTAGAAAAGGGAATTGTAACCTTATTTCATGCTAATTGGGGTACATATCTCGGACGCCAACGAGACATGTATAATCATTTTATTTTACCAATCCTTCGCGAGTCAAAATGGTTAATGATGTTGGATATGGACGAGTATGCATGGTCACCGCATAGTATTGATCTAAAAGCTCAGTTCGATCAAATGTCTCATATAGGACAAGTACAAGTAGAACATACCTTATTTGGTTCATCGGGGCATATATCTCAGCCTACATCAATAGTAAAATCCTTTATAAAACGCTCTTCTCAATTACCAACGAAAAATCCGGGTAATCTTAAATATTTTGTAAACTGCAGTTTTACATTTACCAGCCTTAATGTTCATCATGCTACATTTGCTGACAAGGAAGATGAGTTACATAAGTTTTTAATATTAAATCATATATTTCGCATAAATCACTATAGCTGCCAATCACGCGAATTTTGGGAGAAGGTAAAATGTACGCGTGGCGATAGTGATAATTATAGAACACGTACCGCGAGGGATTTTTCTGAAACAGATCTAAATGATGTTGAAGATACAACACTTTTAGATCAAAATTCTAAGATGCCTGTTAGCTACGCTTGAAATGCAAATGATACGAATATGAAAATCCAATCGAGGTCAGGTCAACGTTGCCAATATACTCCCAGCCCGCCAGCTTGGCCATACCGACGATCGCCGACATATCTTCCATATAAAATTCATGCTTCTGATAGCGAACACGGCCATCCTTGAAGCGGAACGTCTCTCGGAACTCTGCCTTAGGATCCATGAGGGCAAAGTCACCCGTGTACTTGAATTTATCGAAATCTACCTCACTCCGTGTAATGCGGTCATCCGAATACTTTTGCAGGGAGAAAAAGAGCCACGGGGACGCCGATTCTAACATCGGGTCGAACTTGTGCTTATTTACGACCTGAATCACCATTCTACCACCTGGCCGTGTCCAGAAGTATGCATTCCGGAAGACAGCTTCCTTATTTTGCAGATAGTAGACAGTGAAATACAGCATGCAGATATGATCAAATTCGCCACCGGAACAAGCCGACGGGTTCATCGCATCTCCCTCTCTCCATTCTACGGCCTGCCGCTGCTGTTCATCGAGGGTGGTGGCCGGCATATTTTTCGTTTTTGCCCACTGGATCATCTCGTGGGATGAATCAAGACCTACACTTCTCGCAACTCCCATTTTTGCAAGAGAGCAGACGGTCACTCCAGTGCCGCAGCCTATATCGAGAACACGAAAGGTTCCCTTATCTTCGCCCTTCTTCGTCCACTCGGTAATGAGGATTCCAGCTTCGGCCTGGTTGCGGATGAAGGGCCGACAGAGCTGATCATACACGGAGCAATAGAAGGAATCGTACAGCTCTTCGTTCGTAAGCCATGTATGATTCTTATCGTCACCCTTCATGGCACCGGGTATGTCATTTTCAAATCCTTCATCGAGGACAACTGCTAGAGAATCCATCTTCTTTTCATGAATGAGTCTCATGTAACCGAGAGCCATTAATATAAGGAGTATGAGAAGGATGTGCCAGCTCTCCATTTACTTTTTATAGGATAGAATTAGATATCATGAAAATTATCTCGGCTTCCTGCACGTCTTCGCTCTCTTCTTCTTACCACATCCACTTCGATGCTCCTTCAATGCCTTGCAAAGTCCTTGAAACGTATCGCGATTTACGAGCTGCAGATCATCTTCCATGCACCGCCGCTTGAGCCACAGGGTGCGTATGATAGCTGCCCGCGACCCCGTGTCGAGGGTGCTACAGAGCCATGCAGCCCGCCATTCCTTGAAGGGCAGAGACTCACCAAGGCTATTCCAAAACATCTTGTAGTATTTCATTCGATCACCGGGACTCAGAACATTCCACTGATTCTTCATACCGTCGCTCGCATCAGCGGGCGGATTCGGGGGGCAGTTCATGGGCGTTGACTTCTTGGCAGCGAGACAGTGCGGGTGATTTTCCGCAATGCTGAAGAGAAATTCCCAGCCTTCGAACTCGGTGCGAATGCAGCCCGAGGCAATTCTCTCTTCGTACACCCTTTTTACAGATGCAAAAGGGGGGTCTTCGTCCTTTAACAGGTGCTGGTCTCGGAGCTTTGCGTTTACTTGGCAATGAATTCTGTAGAGCCACTTGGACAGGGCGGCTTGGGATACAAGAGCGGGTTCTAGGGGATCTTCTTCCATGTATTGGTGCAGGGAGGCACGGCAAAACTTGCAGGGGAGGACGAAGGGGAGGGACTGGAAGAGTGCTGCGACTGCTTTATTTGACGGCTCGTAGGTAAATGTTATGAGGTGGAGAAGTCGCCAGCCTGATGGACCCCAGTACTTGGTGTCCATTTATTATCAGGGCACAAAAAATGAAATGTGGGCCTGGCCTGCGTATCGTACCTCGGCGATAAAACATAAGAAGACAACCCAATAAATGAACATTTTCGCCCTCTCCATCAGTCCCCGCCAGTCGGCACAGTATCATGGCGACAAGCACGTAGTGAAGATGATTCTAGAGTCATGTCAAATGCTGTATTCTGCCCACTGGTTCCACGATCCTAGTGGGAAGTCTATTGAGTCTGCTCCACCACGACTCAGTGGCGATCGTGGATACAAGCCGGCACATATGAATCACCCGTGCACGAAGTGGGTCCGTGCTACCCTGGGGAACTATATGTGGACGGTGCGATTGACTCTTGCTCTCATTGACGAATACGAGTACAGGTGGCCTGGGCGTGTGCATGCGTGCAAGGAACATGCAATTTGGCTGAAGATGCCGCCGCCACTGACGGATACGAGAATTCTCGCCTTTGCGGTGGCGATGGATGACGAGTACAAGGTCGAAGGCGACCCTGTTGCATCGTATAGGAAGTATTATATTCAGAGCAAGTCTGTAAGGGGACTTGATGTGTATACAAAGAGGAAGCGTCCAGGGTTTCTTGGCATTAGGAAATCTACAGTGCCATTCGCATAGTAGGGGGTAGGGAGAATTTATAGGTTGGTGCTACAGGGGCGAACGAAGTAACGGGTGTCGGTGACGGTGAAGGCGACGGGGAGGGCGACGGTAAAGGCGAAGGGGAGGGCGACGGGGAGGGCGACGGTAAAGGCGAAGGGGAGGGCGACGGTGAAGGGGAAAAAACTACAGCCGGTACAGGGCTTGCAAAGATGGTTGAATAACTGGAAGGTGAAGGGATAGTAGGCGGGCTGGTCTGGTTGCGACAATCCCAAGAATAGGACCCCCCAGTCTTTTTTGTACACTCTCCATTTTGATGCCAAATGCCATTTATACCTTCACATTCTGCTTGTGTATAGAGACGTATTGCATCCAGTTCAGGTGAATCATAACGACCCTTGGCACATGGTGCGGGCGGGCTGGTCTGGTTGCGACAATCCCAGGAATAGGAACCTCCAGTCTTTTTTGTACACTCTCCATTTTGATGCCATATACCATCCATAGAGTTACATTCTTCTTGTGTATAGAGACGAATTGCATCCAGTTCAGCTGAATCATACCTACCATCACTGCATCCTGCAGGCGGCGGAGGTGATTCAGCAGGAATCCCCCACTTATTCATTAAGTATTGCTCTATGCTTTGCCTTTCTGCTCTAGATAATATGCTTTTGTATATGATAATTTCTGATATAATTGCTAGACTACCCCCAATTTGCGTTGATGAGTTTGTAAAAGCGTATGTGCCCGTATTACTCACACCCTGCGTGCCATTCAAATATGATATTATCGATGATGGTGATATTAATGTATCGACTAGTTGTAATTTATTTAATTTAACTTTAAATCCGGATGAATACGGTGTACTCACGCCTTGATAATTTATAAATAGGTTTGCACCATTTGTAAATAGTTGTCGAGAATTGTTATTTGAACCCTGCAATAGCACAGTTACGCTTGTGTTAGGAATTGAACAGACTATAAAGGATGTCTCTATATTTCCAGCAATACTATAGGGAGTTATATAATAATCAGTCGGTGATACACTCACTCCACTAGACCACGTTGGTGCCCCTATTGCATTGCCATTGTACCCATTGCCAGACTTATCAACCCATGTAGCTAGGGTAGATCCAGCAGAGGGAAGAGTCCCTGTTCCCAGGGGATCTTTGCCATCGAGCCAGACAGCGAGATTGGGTAAAATACGGGGTGTGAACGAACCAATAGAAATAAACCCCTCATACTTGTTTCGAGTCATGAGAGCATAGAAAATGGCTGCAAATGCCACTAGCAGCCCACAATATAAAAGGATACCCTCTATCATCTAATCACACATTGGTTTAAAAACCCCCTACGACGGTGTAGTAGAATGGAAGCACAGCTTGTCGAATATTTCAAGGATAAGCATCTCAGCATTTCTACTGTGCTAAGTGCATCAGTGGTACTCGCAGAGAAGGTAAACTCGGATACCACTTTAACTGGTTTACAGAAGACGGAGTTAGTTGTCAGTGCCCTTCGTGATTATCTCAAGGATACTCCCGAACTGGTGGCCCTGGTTGAGGGCGTTGTTCCGGAAACGTTACGTCTGGTCGTCTCATCGGCTAGAGGTGGGATGAATCTGAAGGCTCCTGTGAAGAGATGTATGTTATTTGCGGCTTCTGCACCTTGTGTACCTTCTGAGGCGAAGGTTGCGCTGACATCGGCTGCAGAAGTTTCTCAAACAAACACATCCAAGACATCGAAGACATCCCCGGGCTCGTGGAGAAACTGGTTTTCCTTCACCAAGGCAGCCGCAAAGACGGATTCTGCCCCCGAAGTCTCCGCGGTAAAAGTGGTTAGCCCGGCAGAGGAGTTAAAGCCGACGCTCGAAGTCCGTGAGGCCAATTGGAAGTCCAAGGCTTAGGCATAAAGGCCTACGATCAAATAAAAATCTAACCAATGAATATAAAAATGGCTAACGTAATGGGATCTCCTCTGAACTCAGGCCCTCTGACTGGCGGTCGCCGCAACACCAAGACGCGCAACATGAGAAAGGGCAAGAAGAACGCCAAGAAGACGGCGTCCCGCAACAAGAAGCGCAACACCAGAAACCGCACGGCCAAGAAGCGCAACACCAGAAGCCGCCGTTAAGTACTAGTGTCTAGTGTCAAATACTCATATAGTGCATATTACTATTCTTAGAATAGCAGTCCGTTTACGGAATTTAGTCATACATCCTTAATGGATGACTAAAAATCTAAAAATCATAGATCTACTCCTCACATTCCAAAGCCACCCATACTGAGCGGCACGAGGTACGGACGAACAGTCGAGTCACCATTCGGCACAGTCTTGCACTGCACGGTTGATTCAGGGCACACGGGTCTCGGGCAAGGAGCGGGAGCCGGACATACCGTGGGAGGAGCACACTTCACCTCAGGGCATCTGGCACGCGGGCAGGGCGGGCACTCACCAGCATCCTTCATGCAAGAGCTGTTATCGATGATAACCGGCTGCTGCTTCGGGATGCTGCTCTTGAGAACATACTTGCTGAGGTCGGGAACCGGCGGGCACTCCGTCTTCAGCATGTAATTGGTCAGGTCGGGGCATCTCTGAGGAGCAGGTACGCTGCTCTTTAACACATACTTCGTCAAATCGGGTGTTGAGCAGGGAGGGCATACCAGGCGGGACGCAAGGGTTGTGGGGCTGGCACTGCATCCGCAGGAACCGGCAGGCTTCTGGCAGGTGTTGCAGACAGGGACAGTGCTATCAGCAAAACCCTCGAGCGAGCGACCCCCAAAGTACTTGCCGAATCCGAGGCCGACACCAAAGACAAGGACAAAGAGGGCAAGGAGGATTTTGGGTGTAAGTTTAATGGGGATTATAGACGCCATTCGCCCTTCTACCGTGAGTTACTAAAATTAAGTGCAAAGGGCACTTAATTTTATCTAAGTGCAAAGAGCACTTAATTTTATCTAAGTGCAAAGAGCACTTAATTTTATCTAAGTGCAAAGAGCACTTTCGCTTAGCTTCGCCAGCCAGGCCAAGATACAGGCGGGCACCCTATTTGTTCAGGAAGGCCAGGGTCTGATGCTGTGGCCGCCCGCGTGCACACCATCTTCGCATGTCCTCTCCAGCTATATTCAGGGCTCACTTGGGTACTGGGTGACAGGCACCCAAAGTCTCCAGGGTCGAGACCCATTCGCCCGATAGCTGAACAAACATCGATTGTCCTCTTCTTCCAGTCAAAGGGGTCTTGGTTTGCATTTGCAGCTGCACTTGCATCTCCAGTAGGATTCGTACCATCGGCAAATCCATCGCCTATAGATCCTTCCAATGCTGCAATCTTCCCCTGGAACTCACCTCTATACAGTGACTTCGCAACCTCCTTTGTCACTTCATTCGGGCTTGTATATGACAGGCTCATATTGTAGGATAGACCATCTGTGAACTTATTAAAGAGGGTTTCTGCGAGCTGAGCACCTGAAATATCACCGGATTGATAATTATTAAAAAGGCTGCTCAGAGTCGGCATACCATTTTTGAACAGGGTACCGCCCATGCCGGCACTGTTTGCCCCGAGAGATGGTAGGAAGGCTGCGTAGTCTTGCTGTGTAATAGGGATCATATTGGGATCGAGCGTTTTGTTGTTTACCTGAGAGATCAGTGTATCAACACTATGCTTCATTTGTGCGAACACATTGATACGGGCCTGCATGACGGGGTCGGTTGTTCCGCTTGCTTGCAGGCGGGCGATTTCTACCTGAAGCTTTAGGCTCAGCGTCTGTAACTCAGCGAAGGAGATGAAGGTTGAGCTAGAGCTAGAAGGCATGAACGAAGTCGAAGAGCTAGATGACATGAACGAAGTTGAAGAGCTAGAAGAGCTAGAAGATCCCGTAAACCCCTCCACCGTATCCTCAGGGATGACTGTGTGTGCCACCTTTTGCAGGGCTCGCAGATTCTTCCCCATCCTGTTCAGGTCCTGTACCTTCAGCTGAGGAGGGTTGGAGGGGTTTGCCTGTAAGAAGAGAAGTTCCGCCTTCACTGTCTCATAATCTCCCTTGAACTCGGAGATCGGAAGCTGCACCGCAGAATCGCCAGAATTGATATAGGGCAGCTCCATCTCATAGAAACCGTCCATGGCGAACTTCAGCTCGACGATTTGCGGAATGAGGGTGCGGGGGTAGGCAGGGTCATAGGGGGGTCTCGGAACAGCAGCTAGCTCTGTAAAGGGTGCACTCGGCAAGGATGTAACTTCTGAGTTTGCGGCAGGGGAAGCGGGCAGTCTCGAAATCGTCGGACCTCTCGAAAAGCCCTCGCTTGACTTCTTCCCAGAGCCACACGTATTTAGTATAATTGTAACGATAAGTATACTAAATCCTATAAGTACTAGAGCACCTAGCCAATCCATCTAATTCTGTGTAATATAATGCCGGAACTTACTGACATTTACTAGCAACCAGAGGTACAGACTCCAGGTAGGAAGAACCCTGGTCGACGGAGGGATGTTCAACATTTGTTGGGTGCATGGTACGACCCGAGTTTCTGAGGTGGTCCTTGAACTCCTTTGTCATCTCATTCTTCAGAAACAGGTAGGTATCGAGGTCACTGTAAGGTAGGGGCGAACTAGCCGAAGGCGAGCTAGAGGAACTAGAGGAACTAGAGGAGCTAGAGGAGCTAGACGAAGGGGATCCAGAGGAGGTTGACGGGGATATGGCAGCGTTTGCTTTCGCCGTGGCAGCCGTTGAGTTCAGACCACCACTGTAATAGAGTAAGTCGGTAAGACTCATTGTAACGGTAGCACCATCGGTAGCAGTAAAATATTCTCTCGTGTAATACTGTCCAATAAAGAGTATACCAAATAATAAAAGAAGAACAATACTTAACTTCTCCATCTGTTCTGAGCACGTAGTAAAATTGAGCACACCCTGTGGCATAAGCCTGTGTCCCAATGTTATCGATACGCCATACCCAGGACAATGCGATCGAGGCCGGAATTGATGAGGCTGGAAGAGGGTGTTTCTGGGGGCCTCTCTATGCGGGTGCTGTCATCTGGCTCGACGAGTCAGAAATGACCGAAGAGCAAAAGGCTATTTCAGCAAAGATCAAGGATTCGAAGAAGTTGTCAGAAAAACGCCGGACGGTTCTCGCAGATCAGATTAAACAGCACGCCAAGGCATGGGGGCTGGGAGTTGTCTCAGCAGCCGAACTCCACGAGCTGGGAGTTACGCGGGGAAACCAACTCGCCTTCTCGCGAGCTCTGGCATCTCTTACCATTGTACCTGAACGCCTCGTTATTGACGGATGTCTATCGATCTACGATCATCCGTGGGCCATGATTCCCCAGGTCGTTGAACCGGAAGCAGATACAAAATATGTAGCTGTTGCCGCTGCATCAATCATCGCCAAAACGGGGCGGGATTCCTATGTGGTTGATACATGTAAGGGCGATCCGACGCTCGATCAGAGATATGGGCTTTCCTCCAATAAGGGATATGGGACATTGAAGCATAGGATGGGTATTCTGCGGCATGGGACTGTTGACGAGCACAGGCCGCAGTTCTTGCGGAAACTGCTTTCGAGCTAGAAGCTTCTCAATGATTTCTAAATGCCAGCGACTCCTCCTCGGATGTTAGGTCTCTCCACTTGAAGGTGCTGATGCCAGTCTCATTTCTTCCTGTGAGTATACCCGCCGTTCCATCGGCACATGTCCACACCAATTTGACAAAGAAGGAGGGATACTTAGCCAGGAGGTCCTGATAGGTTGAGTACTCAGGTAAAAACTTGCGATTGTAACTAAAGACCACTCCCTCGATGCCCCACGACTGAATCTCCGTGTTCTGAATGGAGAGAAACTCGTTCTTCATGTATGCATCGAACTCATTCTTTTTACCGACGATGGTAACGTGAATAATATAAGCCTGCATCTGGTTATTTTACGCGACCCTTTTTTATGCCTTGTGCCTTCTGCTGAAAGCAAATGCAGAAGGCAGTGGCTTAACAGCCTGTAACACTATTCTTCAGATGGATTCACAGGTTGTCTTTCTATACCCCAAGAAGGCGAAGCTCCATGGACTGCAGCAGGACGCTCTCTTGGTAGAGCGGGCTCTGAATCTGAAGCGTACACCAAGACATGCTGACCCCTTGGAGCCTCCTGTACAGTGCGATATCGCGGTCCACTTTGAGATACCTGTATATGGCTGGATGCCGTGGGCAACAAAAAACTTCTGCGTGGTGAACCCCGAGTGGTGGAACGATGCATGGGCACCCTATCTCAAGCATATGGACCTCCTCATTTTCAAGTGCCAGGAGGATGCCGACAGATTCAAGACAGAAAATGTACCCACAATAGTCCTCCCCTGGACCTCGCCCGTACACTCCTATTCCTTTGACTCCTATCCCCGTGGCACGCTTACCAGCAGTGGCTGCCTCTTCTTATGTGGTAAATCGGCCCATAAGCGTATGGGAGCGAATGTTATCGCCCCTCTCTGGAAGGAGAGCTGGCCCCCGCTCCACATCTATACAAATGAACCTCTTGATAATCAGCCAATCACCTCTAATGTAACCGTGCACATTGAGGATCTCGTAGAGGCAGATATTCATGCTCTCCAGGCCCTCTATCCCTGTCACATTGTTGTCAGTGCATCTGAGGCTCTGAGCCTCGTTGCCCACGAGGGAATGGCCGCAGGTGCCTTTCTTATTGCGAATGATTTACCGACCTACAAGACACTCGACCCTCTCTCGTCATACCTCATTCCGTCGACACTTGTCCCCAACAAGGCGGGTGTTCGCGATACCTTTGAGAAGCTACCTGATAATCTCGAGGCAGCCGTCCAGGCCTTCTTGGCCTCAGACATCGAGGCGACACGGACTCGCCAGAAGAAGTTCTTCAACGACCGTTTTGCCGCCTTTAAGAAGGCCGTGAAGGAGCTTTTTGCGGCTCAGACGATTCAAAAGTCTGTGCCCCTTCCTCCCATTATCCAGGACGCTGATCTCCCGAGTATCAGCGTGGTGACCCTGCTATACAATCGCCGTAAATTCGTCGACCTTGCCATGCACAACCTTCTTATTACAGATTACCCGAAGGACAAGATTGAGTGGGTCGTGGTTGAGGATTCCGATATAACGGATGAGCAGTCATCGGACAAGGTCATTAAGTTCGGCCGCAATGCGGCTCCCATGAGCGTATCCTATATACCTCTGGAGGCAAAGACTGATATTGGTGAGAAGCGGAATATCGGGGTGAAGAGAGCTCAGCACGATATTATTCTTATGATGGACGATGATGATCACTATCCTTCCACGAGCTTTCGCAGGAGAGTGAGCTGGCTTCTCAAGCACCCCTGGAAGCCTCAGGCGTGCGTCTGCACGACGATTGCATGCTACGATCTCATTCGTGGCGTAAGTGCCGTCAATTCACCCCCTTTTACAACAGGTCTCAAGGAGCGGGTATCGGAGGCGACGCTGGTCTTTAAGAAGAGCTGGTGGGAGCAAAAGGGGTTTCCTTCTGTCTCGATGGCGGAGGGAGAGGGATTTGTCGAGGGGCGTGAGGACGAAGTATTAGAAATTCCTCCTCAGCAATGTATCGTGGCATTTTCCCACGGAAAAAATCTTTCTTCGCGGAAAATTCCTGAAGCGGCACCGTCGTGCTTCTGGGGATTTCCGAAGGAGTTCTTGACATTTATTCACGGCCTAGCTGGCATTGGGGTGGAAGAGGCGGGTGTGAAGCTATCGGCTTAGCTGCCGCACGACAGGCAGCCCTCAGCGTCGGCCTCGGCAGCGAGGCGCTCGAGGAGTTGTTTACGTGCCTCGGCTGTCATGCCTTGAGGCGACTTCTCTTTCTCCTTCTCCTTCTCATCCTCCGAGTCATCATCGTCCTCCGAGTCCGACACAATCTCCGCAACCTTCCCACCCGATGAGATTGCCGTGAGTAGACGAGGATCCACGGTAAACTGTTGTGCTACTACCGGTGCTTTTGAGCGCAGGTAATAGCAACCCGTCTTGAGACCCGCCTTCCACGCGTAGAAGTGCATGCTCGTGAGCTTCGAATACGTGGGGTCGGCCACGAACAGATTCAAACTCTGTGACTGATCGATGAATGCTCCACGTGCCGCCGCCATGTCGATAAGCGTCCGCTGCTTGATCTCCCAGGTCGTCTTGTAGCGTGCCTGCATCTCGGCAGGGATTGACGCAATGCCCTGCACGCTGCCATTGCGAGCAACGATCTCCTGCTTGAGGAAGTCGGTCCAGAGGCCGGCCTCCCGCAGCTCTGTCATGAGGTACTTGTTCACAATCGTGAACTCGCCCGCCAGCGTGCGACGAGAATAGATATTCGTCGTAAACGGCTCGAAGCACTCGTTGTTCCCCAGGATCTGCGACGTACTTGCCGTGGGCATAGGGGCTACGAGCAGACTATTGCGAAGACCATGGGCCACGACCGCAGAACGGAGGGAAGTCCAGTCGAGGGTGCCCCGCTTCTCCGTCATAGGGGTGACGTTCCACAGGTCGGGCTGCAGCTTCCCCTGGGATGCCGGCGAACCCGCAAAGGTGCTATAGGGACCCTCCTTCTTGGCCAGCTCCATCGACTGGCTTACGGCCTCAAAGTACATGTACTCGAAGATCAGCTGGTTCAGCTCAGCAGCCTCGGGCGACTCCCAGTCGTACTTGAGCAGGGCAAAGACATCGGCCAGACCCTGGATGCCAAGGCCAACGGGGCGATGCCTCATGTTACTCCGCTCGGTCTCAGGGGTAGGGTAGAAGTTGATGTCAATGACACGATTCAGGTTGCGAGTTGCAATGCCGACCGTCTTCCGCAGAATGTCAAAGTCGAACGTGTAGCCGCTGGCCCCGTGCACGACACAGCTCGGCAGGGAAATACTCGCCAGATTGCAGACAGCAGTCTCATCCTTTGACGAATACTCGATGATCTCCGTGCAGTTCCCAGTCAAAACGCCATTGAAGATTCCTGCATGGTTCTCTGGTTCATTAAAGCAGTAGGTATCATCGATGCGACCATAATCTGCTACCGAAACGACAGTTACAAACTGTTCCGCATTCCGCTGAGGCTTCTTACCCTCGAACATAAGGCGGTGGCAGAGTAGACCAAGGTTCTTCAGGCGGTAGAGACCAGATGAACTAATGAGGATACGCCAGATAGGCTTGCAGTCAAACATCTTGCGCCCACCCTTTCCATCTGGTAGCATCGTCTGGCGAGCATCGTAAAGTTTGGTAATCTTACTCTGAATACCTAGAGTTTGCACCATTAGGCGAACACGATCCAGGAATTCGTACTCGATCGAGGCGAGCTGAAGAGACTCATTATCCCCATTTACACTGACGGTGCCATCTGCGTCAAGAAGACCAGCAAGCCACTGAAGCCTACACTTCAAACTTGCATTCATAGGAACATAGAACTTCTCGGGAATACTCTGGTCAAGAGTTGTGTTAATGCGACCAGCAGCGTCTTCAGCCCCTGACGTGCTCTTTATTGCAAGCTTATCAATGAGCTTCTTCTTTTCGCCGTATAGGCAACAGATTTTTATAGGTTTCTTACTTGCACCGATATTTACGGTTCCATCGCCGCAGAAGAAGCCGTGTGTATAGGGGTGAGGAATATCCTCCTCTGGATTCCCCTCAACTAGACCAAGATCGCACTTTGCTAGCTTCATTCCCTCTTTCAGCTCGGAAGCATCAATGCGTGTTGCATCCTTCACCGAACCCTTGTCGGTATAGCCATCGCGTACAAGGAATTTGTGATAGGGGGTGCAATGGATATCAGCACCATTGCTAAGAGATACGGTAAGAAGACGTTGTTGAGATCCAGTCTTGTGAACAGTTGTCTCACTCCACTTGTCACCATTCCAAACGTTCACCTGCATCCCCTCAAGTTCGTGAATCAGGAACTGGCCCTGGTCGGTGAGTACATATGTCTCGGGAGCAACGCATAAATTGCTGCTCTTAATCGTACCCAGATTCTGCTGGTTCGACTTGGCATTGCAGGGATCCTTGTAGAGGAGGTAGGGCGTGCCGGTCTCGATCTGGGCATCCAGGATCTGGAACCAGAGCTTCTGGGCGTTTATCTTCTTACGCCCGCGTCCCTCGGCCTCGTATTTGTGATAGAGGTCCTCGAACGCCGGGCCCCACACATCGTCGAGGCCAGGAGCCTCGTCGGGGCAGAAGACGGTCCAGTCCATGTTCGCCTCCACACGCTTCATGAAGAGATCGGGGATCCAGAGAGCATAGAAGAGATCGCGAGCACGGTCCTCCTCCATACCCGTGTTCAGCTTCAGCTTCAGGAAGTCCTCAATGTCGGCGTGCCACGGCTCGAGATAGATAGCAAAGGACCCGTTTCTCTTGCCTCCGCCATTGTGCACTAGACCGAGGTGTGACACGGTATAGTCGTGCGGCCCGTCGATCTCAAAGTCGTGCACAATCCCATCATAGAAGGTCTCATCGATCTTCTCGATGCGTGAGAGCAGATTGTTGCCGTACCGCATGAAGGTAAAGCAGCGGCTAGCGGGGGCGTCAAAGAGTTCCAGGATCTCGGGAATACGAGGGATGCGAATCACTGTCGTCGGCAGCCGAGTCGTAATGTTCTTGTACGAGGAGACGTTCCCCACCCGATTGCGAGTGTAGCCCGAGGAAAGGCCACCGAGGCGAAGGAGCATGTAGCGAATGGCCTCAATGATCGAATCGGATGTGACCTCGACGGTGATCTCCTTCTCGCCCACACAGCCATCGGTCTCAATCAACCCCTGTAACACCTTTACGATCTTCGGCTTGGGCAGATGCAGGAAGGCAGGATCCACCTGCTTCATCTTATCGTTGTACAGCTGGGCACGCGTGAACTTGAAGCCCACGTGCGTGCTTGACCAGATAAGCTTTACCGAGTTCGGCGAATCGTCGAACGCCTCCGTGATATGAATGCCCCGTGCACCGAGGTAGCTGCGTACAAAGTCGGCCGTCTCTACCTTCGTAACGGTGCTGAGGCGGACGCCCGCAGAGCTGCCCGAAATGTAGCCGTCGCCGAGGAGAATGCCGTACATACGGCAATCATCCTCCGTCAGCTGGTGGATGTCGGCCTCGTAGGTGGGAATGGGGAAGACGAGGAAGTCGCCGACCTGGAGATCACGAGCATCGTGGAAGTCCATCACCGCATATCCCTTCTCGAGACGGTTCTCGATCGTGCGAAAGTTCAACCCGATCTCCTGGCCGGTGAGAGCCATGATCTGGTGCTCGGGCGTAGTACGAACCGGAACGATGCTGCCCTTGACCTGGATCTCGAGCATAGGACCGGCGTACTGATGACGAACAGGAAGAAGCACCTTCTCGTAGGTACCCTTGCTGCTAAGCACACGATCTGTTACACCGATCTCCTCGATGGGCTTTGCCCCTCCAGTCGTATAGACTAGCGTATCAGGAGTGAAACACTGGTCAACATAGCGTGCAGTCGCATTGTAGTTTCGCAACATGGGCACAATTCCGTTGCTCGTGCCGTTCGTGCCGCGAATGATGGACCCCTTGGCACGGATCTTGTGGATGTGCAGGCCAATGCCGCCCGCATTCTGGCTAATCGTGGCACAGTCCTTCAACGTCTCGTAGATGCCGGCAATGCTGTCATCCTTCATGGACAGCAGGAAGCAGGAGGAGAGCTGCTGACGAGGCGTGCCGCTGTTAAAGAGGGTGGGCGTGGCGTGCGTGAACTTCTTCGTGCTGAGAGCGTGGTACGTCTCAAAGGCGAGGTCGAGGTTACTAGCCCACAGGGCGAGGGCAACACGCATCCACACATGCTGGGGACGCTCCTTGATGAGACGCTTCGCATCACGGAGCAGATAGGCCTTCTCGAGCGTCTTGAAGCCAAAGTAGTCAAAGAGGTAATCACGGGAATAGTCGATCTCAGCGTCAATGCGTGCTGCAAGATCAGGATTGCGACAGAGAGCCAGGATCTCCTCGCTGATGTAGGACCCCTTCGGCTGGTTGCTGAGCTCGATCATAACCTGGCTGAATGACGCAGACGTCTTCTTCTGGTGATTACTTACAACGATATTAGACGCAAGGGTGCCCCAGTCGGGGTGGTTGGTAGAAAGGGATGCCGCCAGCTGGCCGGTCAGCTCGTCGATCTCGCTCGTCTTGACACCGTCGTAGATTTGGCTCAGCACCTGCTGTGCAAGAACGTCAGGGTTGATCGTAAGACCTTTCGAGGCCTTGCGAATACGCTGAAGAACCTTATTGAAACTCACAGCCTCGTACTCACCGTCGCGCTTAATAACTCGCATACTATAGGCCATCTTGATAAGGTTTAGGACTTTTATGCCGCAGGATTAAAGTATCACTTTTTTTGTTTACGTCTACGTGTCCTTCTGCCGCCCGTAACTACAGGACGCGGCGTGAGAACAACAGGACTTAGGGGTGGAAGGGTGTTGGTGCCGTCCAAGAGCAACCCTTTTGCATTGTTCCACGTAGATGCAAGATCAGCTCGTTCCACATGAATGGTAAAAAGACATTTGGCTCCATCTTCCATTGCAGACGTGTAGACAGAGTCAATCTGATCTTTTGCATTGTCAAAGAAGTATATAGGATAGGGTATATGAACGAACGGACCATCCCCATAGTACAGTTCCAGTATTTTCTCGTACGTTTTCTTATAGTATCCTGGGTTGGATCTATATAAGATATACTTGAACAGGTTGTTACGACCAACGGCCTTGGCAAATTCTCTGACCTTTGCCATAATATCTTCCACGTTGCCATTTGCGGTTAGAATGAAACATTCAACCCGTATGTCACGAGCTAAGACATCTTGTACGAACTCTACAGCAGTCGGAATAGGTAAGCCGTAGTCAGAGCCGGCAGGATATTCGCCGTTTTCGTAGAGGTTGTTATCGGAATAGGAGAGGGTATCATCTAAGTCAAAGATGAGGATTACCTTTCCCCTTCGTACAGCGTCTAAGGAGCCTACTTGTTGGACATTTCCTGAATTCCAATCCATTTACTGTGGGTTAAGAAAAGAAAGCCATTCTGTAACAGATGCGTGGGTATATAGTACATATCTGTGTCATTCTAGTCTGTTATTATGTATTTATGCGTATATTGAACCTACCCAATGATACGGCTTTGCTGCGTGGGGGCGATTTTTGAACCTCCTGTCTTTTGAACCTCTACCAAGTTTCAAAAAATAGACCTACCCAGATTTGAACTGGGGTTGTAACATTCAAAGTGTTATGAATTGACCTGGCTATTCTATAGGTCTAGTGGTCTCTCGACCAATTGGTAAGATAGATTCACCTTTAACCCTGATCTTCAACATATAAACTCCCGCAGGCACAGTCAATCCACGCCTCACCAAAATTACAGTTATAGTGCTTATGGTGTAATATGTGGTGGTTTCCGATGAGCCACGTTGTGCGATGGTCGTGTCTCAGCATACCACGAGCGTTCAGGAAGGCTAGAATGATGAGAGTATCCAAGACGGTATACTGATAGAAGGCATAGGGGAAAAAAAGACCAACGCCCTGAAAGATATCCTCTACTATATGGGCTTTGTAGGTATCAGACCAGATAAGTGTATCTGCATCTGAGCTGTGATGCAAAGAATGGTACTCATATGCGTATGCATGTAAGAGTACGTGTGATATATAGAACCAGATGTCATACGAGAGAATCGGAGCGATTAGGTATAGCATCTACTCCTCTGGCTAGAAACTGATTTAAGCACTTTTCTTTAAACTCCAGAAGAATTAATTCTTACAGTTAAAGCTAAGCTTCATTGTAGAAACAATGACGTCATTCGAGTTAGTTAAAGCAACTGATATACATCATACATATCGCGAAACTACCCTTTCTGGTCAGTATGATATGCTGATAATATCATTGGTACATCAAGACATTGAAATGATAAAATATATAGCAAACAATCTTAAAAGATTTGTGAAGGGCTCCTTCGTTCTAATCGTTCATGCAAATGGACAATCTATAAATGAAAACGATCTACCAGCCTGGTGCTGGTTGGCCAGAGACACAATTAAAACAACACACCCTACAACCTCTCTACTTCATGCTATGACTTCTTGTATAAAAACTGCCCTGCAAACCATAGACTTTATTAACTGTATGTATATATCATCGGGACCAGTGTTTTTTAGAGATTTCGTCGTACCGACTGAACCTACAGTATGTGCTTCAAGCCACGAAGATATATTTTTTCCAGATAAAAATTTCACGTATACCATGCCTATTCCTATGGAATGTCTGGGGAAATGTGCAGAGTATTTACTAGAAAAGGGTGGTGTGAATTATGGTGGTTGGCAATACAACCATTATACCCCAAATGGAATGGACACTGATATAGACATACAAGAAATTATCAAAAAACGCCCAGAAATTAGATTTATAAAAGGGTCCCATGCGCCAGGGATGGTTTTTCCACAGGAAGTATGTAAAATGCTTCTAGAAGACGTAAATGAGTATTTTTCAAAGGGAATTATTCGCATGTACTCATTGGAAGAAATTCTACCATCAACGTATTCTTACTGGTACGCTTTACAACATGGACTACCTATAAAAAGGAATGTAGTATATTTAAATTGGCTACATCAATATATTATGACTGATATAAAGTTTATCGAAAATCTTCCTACAAAATGTCCCGAAGCCTATGCTGTAACAAAGGTTCCCTATGATTTAAAAAACCCAATACGAGAGCACTACAAGGGGGTTACTACCAGCTTATAAAAAGCCTACATATAGGCTTCCCCTGATATTCGTCTTCGACGAAACCGACAAAGCATCCATCCAAGAGCCCCCGTAAGGTCTTCTGGATCAGCACAAGGGCAGGACGATCAAAGCTACCAGCTATCTCAATGGGCAGATCGACCGCCAGCTCCGTATACCCAAGCTTGGCAGCATCCTTTAACATTCGCTCGCCCCGCTTCTCGAACCAAAAAAGCCACCCTTCTGCTATATCAAGGGGTGGAGATGTATCAGCCGCATTTGCCTTGTTTATTGTACGCAAATCTTCCGCGTTCAGCATATCCTACCTATATATCGCAGCTCTAAATCACCTTCTGCTCCTTGCCCCCTTGTCCCAGCAACAACCTATGCTTCGTCAGAATGCGGGAGCCAATGCACATCGATTCCAGCTCCTGCACCAGCAGCTTGTATGCATACGGAATCTCGATCGGGCTGAAGTTTGTCGTGTTCCCGCATCCACGACACATCCAGATGCTGTCAACCGGATTCACCACGGCAATCAGGCCACAATCCGAGCAACTGAAGCAGCGGAATGCGTCCGAGCACTCCATAAATCTCTCCTTGGTGAACTCGGAAATGCCGTGGGCAATGACGCAATCTCTCTCCATCTCACCAAACCGCAGACCACCCTCTCTGGCCCTCCCCTCGGCCGGCTGGCGTGTGAGCATTACCAGCGGACCACTCGCACGGCTATGCAGCTTATCCGCAGAGCAGTGCCGCAGACGCTGATAGAACACCGGCCCCACGAAGATATTCGTCTCCATCTGCCGCCCCGTAAACCCGTTGTATAAGATCTCATTGCCATACGGCTCCATGCCCAGGCTGTCGCGGAGCAAGGAGGCCAGGCCATCCACTGTAACATTGTTAAAGGGTGTGCCGTCGCCCAGAGCTCCCACCTCGCAGGCCGCCTTGCCGAGGAGAGTCTCCATCATCTGTGCAATCGTCATGCGGCTAGGAATACAGTGCGGGTTGATGATGATATCGGGAATGATACCTGACGCCGTCTGTGGCATGTCCTTCGCCTCGAGAATCATCCCACATGTGCCCTTCTGTCCATGGCGAGAGCTGAACTTGTCGCCGATCTCGGGTACACGGTCCTGCCGCACACGGACCTTGGCGAAGGAATAGCCCTCGCCGTTCCTATTACGGAAGATACGGTCTACCCAGCCAATCTCGTTGTTTCGCATAGTGCGTGAGACGTCACGGAACTGCTTGCTGCCGGCGGGAAGGACCATGCCTGTGGGTACACGAAGCGGCACGACCTTTCCAATCAGAATGTCGTCATTGTCGACGTACTCATTCTCAGGCACGAAGCCGTCCGCACCGAGCTTATCGTATCTGGCATTCTTCATCTGGCGGGTGAGCAGCGGGTCAGGGCGGAAGAAACGCTCCTCCTCACCAGAGGACTGGTTCTTCTTTTCCTCGTCCTTGTACGTGCGGTAGAAGATGCTGCGGAACCCTCCTCGCTGCAGGAACGACTCGTTGATCATGATCGAATCCTCCTGATTGTAGCCGCTATATGTCATGATGGCAACCGTGATGTTCTGGCCACACGGCATCTTCTGTGTTCCGTAGAACTTGCTCATGAACGGAGACACGAGCGGCATCTGCGGGTAACAGAGCATGTGTGCCATCGCATCAAACCTCTCGCGGAAGTTGAGGGAGTACATACCCATGGCCTGCTTGCCCATGGCACAATTATGCACTGCGAATCCGTCGCCTGCTACGAAGCTGTGATTTTCAGACTCTACCGTGAGATCGGCAATACGCACCTTTGCATGCGGAGTAACTGACTCGATTGGAACAAATAGGGTCTTTCCCCTGCGAGATGTCTTCTTCAGCCACTCGTCAATTGTGCGATTCTTCAGTTTGGGACAAGAGATCACCCGCCCCGCTGTCATGCTGCGAATGACACCACGAACCTTCTCAAGAGGCATAGAATGTGTGTCTGAAATCTCCTGGAGTGACTTGCCCGCTGCATACTCCCCACGTATCTTACTTATGAGACTCTCATTCCTCTTAGCAAAGACCGCCTTCATCTTCAGGTACTCAACAACCTCAGCACTTGCCATTAGCTTCTGTGAATCATACCTATATCCAATGGTGTCAAAGGTGTGGACAAGGTTATTCTGTCCATCTGCGAACTTGTAACCGAGTATTACGTTCTCACCGTCGTTCTGCTGCTTTGTCATAGAGGTGTCGACCATGAACTCGCGGAAGAGCACAATCATCTGTTCCATGAAGCTGGTAAGCGACTCCTGCAAATCTGACCGGATCTGTTGCGTAGTACTAGCACAGATATAGTTATAGCCACGCGTCATCTTGTTCCAGCGGATACGGCAGCCATCGCCGCCCTGAAAGCCCGCAAGGAACTCCCGCTTAACAAGAGGCGAACCACCCATGATCCACGAAGGAACAGGGAGACGGGTTGTCTCTGTATATTTTCCGAGTGTAGGCTTCAAGCATACAACCAGTGAGGGGAAGGCACCATTATGGCATATCTTGAAGGTCGTGTGCGTAGCCCCATTGAAGTCACGAACTGACTTACTGATTGACACCATACCAAACCCACACTCTTTTACATCGTTCTCGAATGCCTCTGCATCTTCTGCCAATCCAAAGTTGGCCTGCAGCTGAGGAGTATGCCCCCCGTGCTTTTTATTATATACATTTATGGCACCGTCGGTCAGCACGAAGCCAAAGATGCGTGCCAAGATAGGAACACGTGCATCCGTAGAATATAGAGGTAAATTCATCTGGCCTATGTGACTCTCAATAAGCTTGGAAGATAGGTTATGGCCTTTGAGGATATCTCGAACCATGGCCTCGTCAAGGATGATGGTCTTTTCTACTGCCGCCGATACAGATGCCGGGTGAATCTGAATTCCTATGCGGGTGGTTGGCTCCAGCTCAGAGACTTCCTTCCAGCCATCATCGGTCATAAACTGGTGATCCTCTGTTGCAATGATCTTGCGACCAGACTCGGTGAGCAGCTCAAAGATTGCCTTGTCGGTCTCGCGTACGTAGTGGTGAATGACACGACTCGGGGAAGGTAGCTGAGTCACGGGATCAAATGTAGTGACAATGTCGCCAACCTTCGCATCGCGGATCGGGATGCGTTGCCCATTCCATAGAAGTAGTGGTTCCATCTCTTCTACACACTGGTAAGCATTTCTCGGCGACTGATTGTGATCAGGGAAGGGGATGTTGCTTCCCAGGGAGCCGAGGATGCACGAGGGGTGGATCTCGGCGTGCGTCTTCGTCGGGTCTGTCATCACCTCACGGGAGTACATGGCAATGTGGCAGCCCTCCGTCTCGCCAGGGTCGATGTACTCGATGAGCGTGTGCCCGCCCTCAGGCGTCTTCCAGAGCAGCAGCTCCTCCCATGTCTTCATCTGCAGGATAAATGCCGACCCGCCGCTCGAATAGATCTCACGCAGGGCCGGTGCATAGTACACAGGACGCAGCATACGCCCCGCCTCCGTCGTAATCCACAGCTCGCGAAGGGCGATCTTCCAGATAATGCCGGTCTGGGGGTGGATCTCGCACCGCCGCTTTGCCTTGCGCAGCTCCTCGACCACCTCCTCCACATCGGCACTGGCGAGAATGCCGATCCACGCCCCGTTCAGGAAGACACGGAGCCCCAGGTGCTTGTCTGTGTGCGTCGTGGCACGCAGAGGCCGCAGCTTGCCTGTCGTGTTGATGAAGTCGAGCACGGTCCTCGGGTTGCTGAAGATGCTGACGATCGCAATCGTGCTCATATTCTTTACAACACCAACGGAATGACCCTCTGGCGTCTCACACGGACAGATATAGCCCCACTGCGTGTTGTGCAGCTTGCGAGGAGCAATGAGCTTGCCCATCTTCTCAATGGGAGTGCTGACACGACGCAGATGCGAGATGCCGGCAATGTAGTTGAGCCGATTGAGAACCTGACTCACTCCGTTCTTCGACGGACCGCCGGCCTTTGCGGACCCGAAGTTGCCGGTCGCCAGACACGTCTTCAGACCGACCTCCAGATTCGTGGACTTGATGACCTTGTGGATGTTGCTGATGTTCAAGATATCCTCAAAGTTGCCGGTCGCCTTCCAGCTGCCTCCGTGAATCTCCTTTGACAGATACGTCTTGATGTCCTTGATCATCATAGTGGCAAAGTGGGTACGGAAGAGGTTGGCGAGCAGGAAGCCGGGCAGATCGACACGCTTGTTCGGGTATGCATCGCGGTCGTCGCTAGGAATGCGGTTCGTGGAAACCCAGAGAACCTTGCGAGTCATGTGGGCTAGGTAGCACGCCTTCTCGTACATCATATTGTCGGCGCCGATGTGCGGGAAGAGTTCCTCTGCCAGGATGTCCTGGATGGCGATCTGAGGGCGATTACCACGGGAGGCCCAGACCTTGATATAGGTCGACAGGGCCTCGAAGGCCTGCTCCTGGCTATGGACATGCGAAGACTCTGCGATCGACTCCTGGAGGATCGTGTCAAAGGTGGAGTCGCCACCGGGTCCGAGGATCAGCTCAATGCACTCCTTGTCGCTCGTAATGCCGAGGGCCTTGAAGAGAATGAACAGGGGAATGGGGGCCTTCATGCGGGGGATCGTGGCACGAAGAAGGTGGATCTGCGTGTTCTTGGGGTGGTACATAATGCGGACCGAGTTCGACTTGGGCACCTGGTCGTTATCAGGGCCGATGCTCTTGACCTCGACGACCTCGAGCTCCTTCGTCGAGTTACGGTTGTTGCGGAAGACAAAGGGGCGGTTCTCGGACATCCGCTCCTGGCTGATGCAGGTACGCTCGCCGCCCTGGATGATGAAGTAGCCGCCCATGTCCTCGCCGCACTCGCCGATGCGGGAGGGGTTGATGTGCTTCTGATCGGCGAGGAGACAGTACTCACTGCCGACCATGACCGGAATCTTGCCGAAGTGGACATTGGGGAACGTCCGCTTCTTGATGTTCTGACGACCGCCCTGTGTGTTGTCGATCTCAATGTAGGTAACATTCACGTCGACGAAGAGGGGGGCAGCGTAGGTGAGGTTCCGCAGCCGGGCATCGTTGGGCATCATGGGGAGGACGGCACCGTTGTTCTCGAAGATAGTAGGCTTCTTGAACTGGGGATTGCTGAACTCGAGGTGGACCTCGTACTCCCGATTGACGGGGCCGAGGTGCTGGGCGGTAGACTCCTCCTTGTGGCCCATGAGTGCATTAGCGGCGGACGTACTCATACCGGTCGCCGATGCGAGGGCGGAGCGAGGACCGCTAAGAGGGATCTCGGGGCTCCCGCGAATAATGACAGGGTTCACCATGGTAATAATTTCAGGAATATCCACATTCATGAAATGATTCACGCTTTCGAGTTGATGACTAATGATCTGTTTGCCGTCGGCCTGTTTGAAATACAGGTCGAGGGTATGGTGCCATACCTTCGTGTCGCCAGGCGTGTTCGTATTGGTATTCATGTTGGACAATTTGTTGTATCGGCCGAATCGATCAATTTTATTTTCGCCAACGGGGAGGCTCTAAGCCTTTGCTTAGATCTCCACGAACCCCAATACCAAGGCTTAGTAAAGGCCGCTTCAAATATGCAGGCCTGTAGCCAAGAGGGTGGGGGAGCTTTGTTAAAAAGGGGAGTGGGTTAAGAGGGATATTTGTATATTGGGCGTTTACGGCCCACCTCGGATTTATATTTTGACCAACCATTCTACCCATCTATATTTTATTCGTCTATACTAGTATGCCTGATACTACGAGAGTTCTTCGAATTACAGGGGAGGCGATGAAGGGTATGGGTCTAGCCGCAAAGAGAAACACCCGCAAGCAGCGGGGCGGATATGATACTGTCCCTGGGTCGGTCATCCCCACCCCTAGCCAAACCCCTTTTGCACAATTAATGAAGGGGGGCTCTCCTTCTCCTTCTTCCGTTTCTTCTTCTGTTTCTCCTTCTTCTGCCTCAAGCTCCGCGACATCTAGCTCCGCGACACCTAGCTCCGCGACATCTAGCTCCGCGTCGCCCATTTCAGGTGGTGCCCGCAAGCTGCACCTTGCTCCTAAGAAGGAGGTACTGAAGCTAGTAAAGAAGACCCATGTAAAGCCTGCAGAAAAGGTAATTGAAAAGGCAATTGATAAGTCGACAGACAAGTCAGTAGACAAAAGAGTCAAGACCCGCAAGGTCATTCGCATTCAGATGGGGCATCTCCGCAAGAGCATGAAGCGTGCTAGCGACATCACCAAGAGTAGCAAGGAGAAGAGCATCGAAGAGATTGAAGATCTCCTGGTCCGCGAAAAGATACTACGGAAGCGGAGTGCTGATCGCCCGATGAGCGACGGAAGACAGCAGACTCTTCGTGGAATGTACAGAGATTATGTACAACTCCGGTCAAATCTTATGTAACCGTCTAGGATGTTGGTAAACTTAAACTCTACTAAACCTAAACCCCACCAGCAAGATACTCTTAGGATGGTATCCATGATATCCTTGTACCAAACATTTTACAAGGAATACAGTGCCAAATACGGACCCAAAACATGCATTCTTCTCATGGTCGGCAAATTCTACGAACTATATGATTTCGTAGATGCCAACGGAGAAACAACGACATCCATACGCTCAGCCGTCGAGCGTATGAATATCGCCTTGAAGGAAGAAAGCAATAAGGGTCCTAGCGGCGAAACCCTTCTCAAAGCCGGCATTCCTGAACAAACCCTCCACAAATTTTCCCAGGTTCTGAGCCAAGAGGGATGGACCATCGTAGTGGTTGACCAGGTTAAGGATGCCAGCGAGAATGTGATCGATCGCAAAGTGAGCCGCATTATCAGTCCAGGAACCCACACAGAGATAGGTGGCCGAGGTCGCACAACGGTGGCTGGCATGTATTGTGACTGGAGCTGCAGTCAAGGCAGGGAAGGCAGCCAAGGCACTTACGGAATGTCAGTCTTCGATCTTTCAACTGGTGATATCTTTTCTCTCGAAACAAAATCCATCGGCGAGATTGTGCATATGGTCCAAGTATATAATGTAAAAGAGATTGTATACAAGGGGCCCGACGACCCATCGGTCCGTGCTCTTCCTGCCACCGTCCACCTATCGAAGCCCCTGGAACAAGCTTTCTCCTCTCCGCTGTTCCGCGAAGAATTCTTCCAGTCCATGTTCCGAAAATCTCTTCTCCCCATTTGCCAGGCCCTTTCTCTTCCATTTCCGAGGCGACCGGTCCTCGAAAAAGGCCTCTGCACACTTTTACAGTTTGTGCGGGAACACTTCCCTGCAAGCGTAGCGACTGCTTCTGCTCAAGGCGAGGCCCAAGGCCAAGTACAAATCCTCCGCCACCTTTTACATACTCCTAGCAACTATCTCCAGGTGAACAACAACGTCCTCGAACAAGTCAATTATATAAATAAGGATGGCCAATCCGTCTTGACTCTTCTCGAAAAGACACGCTCAGCAATCGGCTCGCGGGCCCTTCGTGAGCGAATGCTTCGCCCTATTACTGATGATACTGAGCTCGAACGGCGTTGGAGTGATATTGAATGGGCTACGCGTATGCGAACAGACCCTGCAACCGATACGAAGATAACAATCGACAGGGATTTGAAGGGGCTGTATGATCTGCCGCGTATCCATACTCGCATTTCTGCTGGAACTCCTGCGGCAGCCGACATCTTACAAGTGTTCCAGAGTTATACGCACGTAGAATGCTTACTTGATACCTTGGAGGAGACACCACTCGCATGTCCTCCAGAACTTGCCGCGAAGATAAGAGATTACCGCCAACTGTTCACGAATACCTTCGATGAGCGGAAGGCAATGGCGAGGGATGCAGGAGAGAGTATCGGCTTTCTTACAAAGGAGGCGGGCCCTGAGACATCCTTGCTAGAGAGAAAGGAGCTCGAGATAACTTCTTCTTGGCTGGCAACGTGGAATACCTTTTGCAAGGGAGTCTGTGTTTCAGCGGAGGAATGTGCATTCCAGAAGAAGGGAGACGGTGATATTCAGTTCGAGTGTCCCAGATCTATTGCAAAAATGGTTGTGCCGTCCGCTTCTTCCACTGTATGCCCAATAAAGGGTCTGTCGTGCGAATTGAAGAAGTCGGGTCCTCTGGTCGTGTCATGCCCCCAACTCTCTTCCTGTATTGCGAAACTTCATGATGTACACCGGTCGATTGAGGTATCGTTACGCAAGGAGTTGTATACCGCGTGCGACCTCCTCTGGTCTTCCTTGGAGACGATCCAGCAGGACTGGATGGAGTGGTTGGGCTACGTTGATTGCACTGTCACACTTGCTGCAGTAGCTATTGAGCATACGTGGGTGCGGCCCACTATATCGACTCGCTTAGATATCAAGGGGTTGCGGCATCCACTTATCGAAACAGCCAAGACTCGCATTGCTTATGTGAAACATGATGTTGCTCTTTCATCTGCTGGAACAAAAGGCTGGCTGCTCTATGGAGTGAATGCGAGTGGAAAGTCGAGTCTGATGAAGGCTGTGGGCATCGCTGTTCTCCTAGCCCAAGCTGGCTCCTTTGTGCCGGCCGACAGCATGAGCCTTCAGCCATATCGCTCCGTGTACAGCCGCATCTGGAGCCACGACAACCTGTGGGCAGGACTCTCTTCCTTTGCCGTCGAAGTTGGCGAATTGCGTGATATCCTCGAGGGGGCGAGTGATCGTAGCCTTGTCCTCGGTGATGAGGTGTGCAGCGGAACAGAATCGGTATCCGCGACATCTCTTGTTGCAACGACTCTCGAACATCTCGATGCAAAGGGTAGCCACTTTATCTTTGCTACACATTTGCATGACCTGTTAAAGGTGGATGGGTTCCTGCCTCGGCCTGGCATATCTGTCTTTCATCTGCGGGTCATTCGTACTCTCGAAGGAAAACTCATCTATGATCGTACTTTGCAGTCTGGTAGTGGATCGTCGACGTATGGTCTGGAGGTCGCACGGGCGATGGGTCTGCCCTATGCATTCATGGAGAGGGCGTGTGAGATACGGAAGATGATAGGGGGGGAGGGGCTGCAGATGCAGCAAAGTGCGTGGAACTCCGATATATTTAAGAAGTCATGCGAACTATGTCATACGACTATCGCGAAAAATCTGGATGTGCACCATATTGAACACCGGGTGAATGGTGGTGACAATAGCCCGCGGAACCTGATTGTTGTATGCAATTCGTGTCATCATAAACATCATGCGGGAGAGTTGGAAATACCCCCCCTACAACAAACATCGGAGGGGCCTGAGAGAATATCGTTGGCGTCGAAGGGGAGTGAAAGACAAAGCCAAGGCAGTCGAACTGTTGAAGAAATGGAAGCCATTCAATCAGCACTTCATGTGTACAAGGGTCGTCCTCCGGAGCGAATCTCGGCGGCCTTGCAACTCGACGGTGTAAGTATTACGATCGCTGAGTTGAAGAGGTTTATAAGGAAGACGTAGCTCTTTCTCTCTTTCTCTCTTTCTCTCTTTCTCGACTTCGGTGAGAACTTAGGCAGTTGGGATCGGAGTTCCAGCAGGGAGAGCAATGTAGGTCATGGGACCGGCGGGGCCCTGGGGACCTGCAGCACCATCCGCTCCCGCAGCACCGGCAGGGCCCTGGGGACCAGCGGCACCAGCAGGGCCCTCACGACCATCGCGACCGGCGGGGCCCTCACGGCCATCACGACCGGCGGGGCCCTCAGGGCCAGGCGGGCCAGCAACAACAGAAGCGGGACCAGAGGAAGAAGAGAGTGCAGCGATCGTGGCCGCCTGCTCCTCCGTCACTTTCTTCAGAGCATCAATGTCACGTCTCAGGCCCTCAATCATGTTACGCAGCGGATTGCCACCCTGGTAGTTTAAACCGCTCATGGAAAGTACAGATGTCATTCTGCTCAAGAAAGTATTGTTAAACCGGAATTTATCCGCATCATCCGGAAGCAATAAGCGAAGCGAAAGGCGAAGCGAAAGGCGAAGCGAAAGGCGAAGCGAAAGGGCGTAAGTAAAAAATGATTTCGCACTGTCACCCAGAAGGAAGGTCCTACTATGATCATTCCAATCCGTTGTATGAGCTGCGGGACCGTCATTGCCGATAAGTGGAGATATTACAAGGAGGAGCTGAAGAAGCGGAAGGGTGTTTCTTTGCGAGACGAGTCAGAGGACAGATTCTACATGGATGGCACGAGTATCCCTAATACACTCGAGCTCGAGATCATGAAAGTGCTTCGTCTAAAGAAGCCATGCTGCAGACGCCACTTTCTAACACACGTTGATCTCATGGAAAAGATATAAATCATAAACAGATGGAGTTATTCTTGCCAGGACTTCTTGTACTATTAATTTCCGCAATCTTTGTCTTCATGATTCTTCCTCGCATGGGGCCTGTTGTCCTATCGATCGTGTCCATCATTACAGTGATAGCCGTTATTCTCCACCATAACTCTCTCTTTGCATCCGAGTATAGACTGAGTACGTGGCAGAATGCATTTTCTGCCTACACACCCTTTTTACTGGTAGGAATTGCTATCATGATGATTGTTGGTGTGGCGATGTCCCTTTTTTCGGGGGCTTCCAACATTCCGTCGCCTATTCAAAGTCTACAATCCGGCATAACGGCATCGATGCAATCCCTGCCTTCGGCCTCATCAGCAACAAACACGATAACGTCGGCAATAAATTCGACTTTAAAAAATAGCAAATCTCTGATACCTGCACTTGGTTATAGAGCATCGAATGTCTAAGAGTATCGAATAGCTAAACTGTTGCCATCTATTAGAATGCCTCGTATAACGAGAAAGAAAACCGTTCGTATCGGCAAGGTTGTATCATCGATACGAAAGGACATTGAATCCTTTCACAAATATTTACTCGCACCCCGCTCGGATGCACAGGTGAAGAAGAGATTCAAGGATATTTTTGGCGGATCTCTCTCCGAAAAGAGAATTAAGGATCTGCTGGCCATCTCCCCGCAGAGAGGTGGCATGGGTCCTATTGACCATATGATGGCTCCTCCTGATGTTCCTCTCTCTGCTGTTCCGTATGTGCAGAGAGGCTTTGGTTTTGCGAACATTGACAGTCTGACAGAGGGAAGCCCGAAGGAGTATCTGGGCTCAACACCGCAGATGGGGGGTAAGCGTGGAACTAGCAGCAATAAGCGTGGATCTCTCAGCAATAAGCGTATGACCAGATCCAAGAAGCAGCGTGGAGGTAGCCTTGCTGATTTCGCCGCTGCGGTTGGTGCCCAGCCCTTTCTGATGTCTGCCCCGCCGACGATGCTTCAGGCGGCGGCCCGTATTTCTACGGGACAGGTTGGCCTTCCTGCCCCTCAGCCTGAAATCAACAACCTCTCCATCATCCGCGAAGCACCGATTAATACGAGTAAGATGTTGCCTTGGTAAAGCGAAGCATATGGCTTTAGCCGACTACGCTTTAGCGTAAGCGAAGCATATGGCTTTAGCCAACTACGCTTTAGCGTAAGCTAAGCATACGCTTTCACATAACTCTAATATATGAGTATAGTCTAAGACCAGTTCCTATTTAAATAGGCACTTGCCTTTGGACTGAGGTCGACAACGACCAAAGAAACCACACGAGAAGATAGAGTTGCAGTATGTCATTTCCAAAGAAGCTACTCGACACGTATTTCAGTACATTTGATTACCCATTTGTACGCCACCACATTGATTCCTACGATCAGTTCCTATCACAGGATCTCCCGGCAATCATACAGTCGCATAACCCCTTTCTCCTGCTCAAGCAGCTCCTGCATCAGAAAGAGGGCATCTACAAGTATCGTGTCGAGATCTACATAGGTGGCCTACAGGGAACCGACATCGAAATAGGAACCCCGACACTGACCCTGCAAAAGACCCAGGAAATCCGAGTCCTCTTTCCCAACGAGGCCCGTCTTCGTAACCTCACTTACGCATCGACTGTCTACGCCAAGGTCCTTGTCCGTGTCACCATCGCCGCCGATTCCCCCACAGGCCAGCCCACCGTCCTCGATCACGAATACGCAAAGATGCCCATCTTCCAAATACCCATTTTACTTCACTCCAGATACTGCATCCTGCACGGCAAGCCGGCCCCCTTCCTCCAAGAGGCCGGCGAGTGTATCCGTGACCAGGGCGGCTATTTCGTCGTAGAAGGCTCCGAGAAGGTCCTCGTTACCCGTCAGGAACAGGCCTTCAATACCCTCTACGTGACCCCTAAGAAAAACGACCCCAAGGTATCAACCTCGGCCAATATCACCTGCTTATCCCCTGTTACACGTCAAGTGAAGGTCGTACTCTTTAACTGGATGCGGTCAACGAATACCCTCCAAGTCAGTATCCCCTTTGTCCGTCTCCCCGTTCCTATCTTCGTCCTGTTTCGTGCTATGGGCGTCCAATCCGACAAGGATATTCTGCGTCTCATTTTCCCCGACCTCGAGTCAGGCGAGGCACAGCTGATGATCCCCTACCTGCTCCCCAGTATTGCCGAGGCCGTGCCCTTCCTCGACACGTTTTCCGCCGTCGAGTTCATCCGTGTGATGACCAAGGGCTTCAGCAAGTATCACGTATATGACATCCTCTTTAACAAACTCTTCGTGCACATTACGGATACTCACGGCGGCAGCCGTGTCCATTTCTTAGCCGATTGCGTACGTCGTATTCTTCGCGTCCAGCTCGGTCTTGAAACGAAGACCGACAGAGACGACACGCGGAACCAGAGATGCCTGACCTCGGGTCTCCTCGTTCGCATGCTGTTCAACGGAGTCTACCCTGCCTGGAAAAAGGCCGTGCGTCTCTCCATTGACCGAGCCCACTTCAATAACAAGGCGACGTACTCGGATCAGAATTTCATGAAGCTTTTCCGTGAAGGGAATGTCGAGGAACTCTTCAATCTGAAAATGCTCACGGAGGGAATCATGCGTGGATTCAAGGGCAAGTGGGTTACAGGAGGAGCGGGCGGTGGCGGGGCTCTCGGCCACAGCGACGAAAAGACGGGGGTTCTCCAGGCCCTCTCCCGCATCTCCTACCTCGATTTCATGAGCCACTGCCGTCGTGTATCTCTCAATTTCGACACGGGCATGAAGCTAACGGGGCCACGTCAGCTGCACCCGAGCCAGTACGGCTTTTTTTGCACAAATGAGACGCCTGGTGGATCATCCATCGGTATCGCCAAAAATCTGTCGATGATGACTCTCATCAGTATTGCGGCAGATCCTGCTCCTCTCGCTGCGATGCTGGTGAAGCGTGGCTGGGTTCTTCCGTGCTCGGAAATGAACTATGATATGCTGGAAGTCTGCATCCCCGTATATATTAACGACGGCATTCTCGGCTACACGCTGAAACCGTTCGAGGTCACCCAGGTTCTCAAGTACATGAAGTGGACGGGGTGCTTGCCTGCTATGGCGAGTGTAGGATTCAGCATTAAGAACCGTAGAGTCTTTATCTACGTCGACGAAGGAAGACCCTGCCGCCCTCTCGTTCACTTGGATGAGCAGAAGCACCCCAAGGAGGCCTTAGACGCCGCGACAAACTGGCGTGACCTGATTATAGGTACGTATCCTGCAACAAAGGGTCACGGCATCAGTACTGCCACCATCGTCGACCCTTTTGCAGAGATTCCTGGCCCCCTCAGTCTAGAGAAATACGCCGCCCTTCTGAAGCCCATGTGTGGTCTCATCGAGTACGTGGATCCGTACGAGCAGAACGAAATTCTTCTTGTCAGCTTCCCTGAGGAAATTACCAAAGACACGAGCCACGTCGAACTCCATCCGAGTACCATCATCTCGGTGGTCAATGGAATGATCCCTTTTGCAAATTACAATCAGTCTCCCAGAAACCAGCTGTCGTGCTCGCAGTCGAAGCAGGGACTGAGTCTCTATGCCACCAATTTCCAGAACCGCTATGACAACTCTGCAAATATCTTGTGCTATGGCGAGGCACCTCTTGTGCGGACGTATATGTATGACAAACTGGGCGGCGGCGGCATGCCGTACGGACACAATCTCATCATGGCGATCATGTCCTTCCAGGGGTATAATCAGGACGACGGCATTATCTTTAACGAGGATGCTTTTCAGAGAGGTCAGTTCCGTAGCATAAATTACAGGAGTTATACGACGTACGAGGAGGTCGATAAGCTGGCCCAGACGACCAGCACAATTGCACACCCTAGCAAGGTTCCTACGTGGACGAATCTGCGACCGGGCCTCGATTACACGAAGCTCGATGATCGTGGCATTATTGCGGAGGGTGCGGTAGTTGACGAGAACACGGTGCTCGTTGGAAAGTACATCCAGGATAAGAAGGGAAATATTCAGGATTCCTCGCTCACGTGCCAGGTCTGGACATCGGGGATTGTCGAGTCGGTCATTATCACGGTAAACCCGCAAGGATTTAGTATGGTGAAGGTTCGTATTACACAGGATAGAATTCCCGAGTTTGGCGACAAGTTCAGTACACGCCACGGCCAGAAGGGGACGATTGGCATGATTTACAGGGCACAGGATATGCCGCGTACAGCGGACGGGATGGTGCCTGACATGATTGTGAACCCGCACTGTATTCCCAGTCGTATGACGATCGCCCAGCTTATGGAGATGCTCTTTGGCTGGGTTTGCTATAAGTCGTCGACCATTGGCGATGCGACGACCTTTACGAGCGATGCGACGTCGCACGAATATATGGGGAAGATTCTCGAGGAGCAATATGGAATGGAGCGGGGTGGAAATATGATTCTGTATGACGGTGCTTCAGGGAAGCAGATCGAGACGAATATCTTCCTGGGGCCGGTGTTTACCATGCGTCTCAAGCACATGGTGGAGGACAAGTGGAATGCTCGTGCGGAGGGACGCAGAGAGCAGAAGACACGTCAGCCGACGGGAGGTCGTGGTGCTCAGGGTGGTTTACGTATTGGTGAGATGGAACGCGATGCTCTGATCAGTCACGGAGTATCGGGCTTTCTGAAGGAATCGCTGATGGAGCGGTCTGATAAGGCACAGATCCGCATTTGCAATGGGTGTGGAACGGTGCCTATTTTTAATGCGAAGCAGTCTCTCTTCGTGTGCCCGCTTTGTGACGGGCCGCCGGCATTTATTGGCACGGGTGCCAATACTCTTGAGATCCTGCCGACTTTGGAGCGATCTCTAGCCACGACAAGTATCGTGGAGATGCCGTATGCGACCAAGTTGCTGGGAGATGAATTGCAAACCTATTTGAATATGGGAATGCGGTTTCTGACGGCAAAGGGTGTCACGCACTTGGAAACTGACGTATTTACTCTTCCGGAAGGAGGGTCGATTCAGGAGGCTCTTGATAAGCCGCTGCCGCAGGCCCCGACCGTTGATACGAGAGTACCTAAGTATGAGGCGGCTCCTGAGAAGATTGCTGATGCGGAAGAGGACTTGTTCGCTCTGGGTCGTATTTCGGAGGAGACGGTGGTTGATGCGGCGGATCAGGCACAACTAGAAGCAGAGGCCGATGAGCTTGCGGCAATGGCAGCGGAAGATGCAGCAGCGGCTGAGGATGCCGCTGCTGCTGCAGCAAAGCAACCCAACGGTGGTGCTACAGCGAATATGGCCGGTCCTGCTATCTCTCTTGGACCTGAAACCTACAACTATGGAGACCCTCGGGCATATCAGCAAATGCAAATGCAGCCCCAGCAAATGCAAATGCAGCCCCAGCAAATGCCTATGCAAATGCCTATGCAAATGCAAATGCCTTCCCAGCCTATGCAAATGCAAATGCAGCCCCAGCAAATGCAAAGCATCCAAAGCATCCAAGGAGTCCCCCAGGTGATGCAGAGCGGCGGATACCAGGAAATCCAGCCCGCCCCCTTCACCAACGCCTTTAACACCATTACGATCGACACCCGTCCGATCCAGGGCGGCAGTGCAGAACGCCACACGAGACGCAAAGAATACAGTCAGCGAGCACGCGAGGCCCCTCCTCCATCTGCATCCGCTAAAATCACGGTTCGCAAAGTAGGATAATAATAAAAATATACTATAGATGTACTGGTATATTTATATACTCAGTATACTTGTGATAGGAGTTGTGCTATACAAGACTCTACAACTAAAAGAGGGGTTTGCACCTGGTTATGCCCCCTATGTTACAAATACGCTGAATCCTATTGCCGTGATCCTCGGCTCGAATGTGCCAGCTACCATTGCAAATCCCGTCGTATCGCCAGGAGTTAACCTGCCGCCGACGATGGCTATGTATTCTGCCGCATTTGACTCAGGAAACGTATTTCCAGATCCTCTTCCCAGAGTAAATGCCGCCGAGAGTCTTATATCAGATATAGCTTTCTGCAAAAAGACAGTTATAGATAATAAAAGCGATCCTGGAAAATCCTTTTCCGACCCTACCTTCGCATCATCTTGCGGTATTTGTATGACACAAGGAACCCTGCTTCTTGATCAGAATGTATATAACAAGATGACAAATCCCGGTGGATTTGGCGTGGTCGCATATCAGGCCGATAAGGATTTTGCTAAGCAGCAGGGCATTCAGGCATATCCCTCCGCCCAAGCAGCATACTGTGACGCCCTTGATGTAGATAGCAGTGCAAATCCGAATGTATCAGGGCTCGTTACAAGTGCGGCGCAGTATGCTGCCACAAAGGAATACCTCACTAAGTCAAAATATAATAGTTACAGTGATCTGGCTAATTCGAGCGGGCAAATAAGTCAGAAGGTCAGTTGCGGATCATTTGAAACGATTGATAAAATGCAATTTACATATGGTCATTTGAATGATTCTACCTCTGAAAAGGGCTACCCTCTCGTAAGAAACACGATCTCATCTCCCGATCCCATTTTTGCTGGATGCCTTGGCCAAAACTCATGCACGTTTGCACCTAGTCTTCCTGTTGGACAGCGTCAGTGGACCTTGGATGCAACCTGCAAAGATACTCCTGAAGAAATTGTGCCGCCTGGTTTACCTGGTCTAGTAAAACTACAGTTGGCTTCGAAGTACTACCCATCCCCAAATGTTGTCCATTACTGGCCGAGCACCAAAAACAATATAAAATCCTTTATTCTTTACAAGAGTTACAACTCGCCAGAGGCGGCAGATGTAACGATGGAGTTCATGACAGCATCAGATATGAAAGTATATATCCACAATGAAAATGTCTATTCGCGTGGATCAACTGGATGGGCGGGTGTAACCCCTATCATCGGAAAACAGACGATGTATCCAGGCAATAATACAATTAAACTCGTTCTAAGATGTCTACAGGGTGCTGATAGTATTGGCCTCTATTTTGCAATAAAGGACTCTACGGGGAAGATACTCACAACGGCAGATACTACCTGGGTCTGGAGTGCCACAGCACAAGATGTTACAGGGAACAATGGCAATGTGTCATGCGACACCTATTGCCAGGGAAATAATGGTGGTCCTTGGGCCGGAGAACTCCCTGTGAGCTGGAACGGTGCGAAGTGCATTGGTTCGCCGTCGGATCCTAATTTACCGTGTAAAACGGCGAAGGGAGCTCCTCAAATATGTACGTGCGAAAAGACGGGGACGGGCTGGTCAACGGCTCCTATTCCGCCGCCGCCCCCGCCGCCGCCCCCGCCGCCGGCTCCTAGCCCGACCCCGCTGAAGACTCTTCGTGTGATTGATGCGAGTTACGGTAAGAATTGTGGCGTGGCCGCTGGGTATCTAACCGACTATTTCCAGAACAAGGTGGCAGGGCTCGATAAGTTTAGCTTTTCTGCCCGTTTTAATGATATCAAGGGAGATCCGGCGTATCTCTGTAAGAAGGATTTCGAGATGACATACGACTGCCGCGATGGAAATACGCAGTATGTCAAAATAGCAGGGAAAGATCAGGAGAATTACACGTTAAACATAAAATGCGATACGTCTGGTTCCCCTCCTCCTCCAGGCACTGCTGGTGGTCCTCCTCTGCCCCCCCCTCCTCCACCTGCGGGACCGCCCACCCAGGTAACATATGGTAACAATGGCACAGTTACATGCGATGCGTACTGTGCTGGAAATCCTTGGGACGGGGCATGGAACAAGGAGCTTCCGTCTGACTGGAATGGAGCAAAGTGCGTCAGCACATCGAAGCCGGCGGTTGGATGTGGCTTAGTAGCAGGAAGTGATATTGCTTGCACCTGTCAAAAAACGGGTTCAGGGTGGGCACAATCTGTGAGTATGCCTACGCAGGATGTGAATGGAAACAATGGTACGGTGTCGTGTGCCACGTATTGTGCAGGAGTTGGCGGCGGTCCTTGGAATGGAGAACTCCCCGTAAACTGGAATGGAGCATCGTGTGTGTCGACTCCGAACAATCCTTCTGTTGGATGTGGCAATGCACCTGGATATCCCATTACCTGCAGATGCACGCCGACTGGAAAAGGCTGGAACAGTGGTGGGGTTGGTCTTCCACCTCCACCGCCTCCTGCACCGCCGCCAGTTACTTCTTTTACACTTGTTGGACCTGGCAGTGCAACCATACCTGGAGGGAGGGCTTTCGGAGTAGAAGCAAGAGGAACCTTTGCGAATCCTTCGGGAGGTGTATGGACAATTAACGGAGTACGCCTAGGCTGTACAACTCCTAACTGTGGAATGATGGCTCCCAGCTCTGGTGTTGCAGATGTTGTTTATACAAACGGAGGCCAAAGTGCAAGATTAACTATACCAATCAGCTAACAGTAAGGCGAAGCTAGCTTAAAAATTGATATAGAAAGCTAAGTTAGATCATAGTCCAATATGAATTACGAAGTAGTTGATATACTATATCGTAGTCGCAAGACACTCCTTGACCATCTGGAAGAGGCAGGCTATGTAACGGAACCCTATCGCAAGATTGCACATACAGAGCTCGAGCAGATGGTTCGTGCGGGCCCTATTGCAGGTGCTCCCCCGGCTCTTCAGATGGATTTGCAGAGACGTGATGATTCAACGGAGACGATCCGCAAGTGCACGGTCATCACTACTCTCGGCCGCATCAAGGCTAAGCTCAAGGCCTTTACGGAGAAGCTCATTGATCCCGAGGAGACTGGCTTCGATGCTGCCACGACCGAGCTGATTATCGTGACCTTTGAGCCCATCGTGACAACCTTCCACAGCATGGCATTCGAGTGCTGGACGAAGCACTCCGTCCGCATTCGCTATTTCCAGGCAGAGGCACTCGTAAATAACCCCCTCAAGCACATCCTGGTTCCGCTGCATGAGAAGGTTTCTAAGGATGAGGAGGCGGCTCTTCTCCAGTCCCTCTATGCTAAGAAGACGCAGTTCCCTCTCATCCGCTTCCACGAGGACCCGATCGCTCGTATGCTGGGATCTCTTCCAGGTGATCTTCTGAAGATTACTCGTCCGAGCCCTACGGCAGGAAAGTACATTACGTACAGGGTATGTGTGCCGTGAGGCATGAGGCATAAGGCATAAGACATAAGGCATAACGCATGAGGCATAAGGCATAAGGCATAAGAGATAAGACATAAGGCACAAAGGCACAAAGGCATAACCTTTTAACACCAACTTATAGATAGTGAGTATGAGTACTCCACCGGTTTCTGCAGCATATCCCATTACTCTTCCCCAGTCGTATAATGGAGGAGCAGATGTTGTCATATTTCCTAACTCGACGCAGCTCGATAATATCTCCTTTCGCACCTGCAGCTCCTACGTTAGCAAGTTCGAAAATGCTCCAACGGTCGATGCTTTTTTAGACGGCTTTGGTTTCAATGCCCTCTATGACAATTTACAGGCGGGTAACACGAACCTTCTTAAGAACGGTGTCACGCAGCAAACTGCAGGTAGCATGATCCCTTCCTATATATCACGCTCAATGAACGACGTCGTCAGCTTCGGCTTTGTCACAAACTGTGTAACAGAGGGTGCAGAGCCTGAGGAGATCCTCATTAACGTAAATAAGGCCCAGGGAGAGCTTGAGCTGTCCAAGGATCGCTACGACTTTATTCATTCGCCTGAGACCCACGTCTCGAACTTTGAGGGGACCTTTCCTATTTATCGGCCCGTGAAGCAACAGACTCTGTTCGTCCTCTTCGGGGCTGGCATGTTTTTCATGTTACTGGCCCTCCTCTTCTTTTTACGGACGCAGGGCGTTCAAATTAACATACTGATGCCCCAAAGTACGATTGGAGTACCCGGCATTCTGTACAAGTACACGGGGGAGATAGTTATCGCATCCCTTCTTGGTATCGGCGCGGGGTATTTCTACAAGGCATACATTAGCCCTTAAATTCGGCGTAGAGATTAGATGAGCCTGACCCCTCCAGTCCCCGTAGCTGGAAGTATGGACGCCAATTCTACATGTCAACTCATTAATGTGAACCCGTTTAATGATTATAATAAGATCGTATATTCTGACGGTACTCTGCAGGAGTTCTCGATCACGGCTCCCTATACCCAGCCCACGAAGACGAGTCCCTTAAATAATTTCTTTACGAACTACTTTTACTCCGCCCCCAAGCCTGGTGTTCTTCGCAACGGGGGTTCGTCGATTGTAAAGAGTTACCTCGGCTACCCTCTCGGCTCGCCTGATTACAGAACGACCCCCATTGCACCCACAGAGTGGTCGACGATCGTTGAGAAGATTGTCACTGCGGGTGATCTTTGCTCGACTACGGAAATCTACAATACGAGCGAATATAAGAGTTCTTCCCAGCTCAAGGGTGTCGCACTCACGACGCTGTATCTGACTCTGGGCACCGATAAGCTGACACCGGGCGATATTTCGAGTATTCACACCCAGATCAATATCCTCCAGAATAAGAACTACCTCTTTTACACCTTCTTCATCTACGAGTACTGCTACTATCGCAGCATGTATAACACCCTGCTCACCCAGTATTTCCTCGAGTATACGACGATTGCTAATCCTTCCTTGCCCAACGTGGCCTACCTGAAAACCAGTGCGGGTACGTCGGCTTTGACCACGGCTGATTCGGCGGGCCAGGCATCTCGTCTTGATGGTATTGTGAACGTCATGTCCCGACTGAATTCTCGCCTGGTCGATATGCGTCGTCTGCTTACGGCGATTCAGATCTATTACTCAAATGCTCTGACCAGCTATCAGAATATTTTGGCTGATATGAATCACGAGGGAAGTGATATGAATATTGAGGACAAGATCGTTGCTCTGAGAAGTGATACGCAGGATATGGAAGAGTTGCAGAGCGAGTCGAAGTTCCGCAAGGGTATCATGGAGTACACGAGCGAGAAGAACAGATATTCGAATGTCTTACTGGGTATCTACGCCTTCTTAAATATTGCAGCGGTGGCTATGATCTTTACGATACGCGAGTAAGGGTATGTATACATTTAGAATAATCAAACGGTAAAGTCATACGCATCTTGTACATGACTTTTCTAACTATATAGTAATGGCATCAAGCTTTGCCTCAGCTTTTCAGTCGAGTCTCCAATCGAATCCCGGTTGGGAGGGTGTGAAGGTTACATCGATTGGTCCAGCTACTGTAACGCAAATGGGACCTACCTCCTATATTCCCAGTGTTACAACAGCCTTGAATAACTATAGTATACAGCAATTTCGTGTACCAAGTGGTCCAGGTACCAATATACCAGCGAAAGTATCTGGAGGGACTTCTTCGGATCCTGGTACAATGGTTATGCCAGGAAGTACGTATGAAAAGGGATATGCCATGTTTGCGACAGTTACAGGGTGTTTGGCAGCATGCGATGCAGATCCTAACTGCGTTGGGGCTGAAATGAGCGTCGTTGCACCTGTTTCACCGAAGGGAGGTATGGGCGAATGTGTTCTTAAAACAACTCTTGCTGGTGCGGTACCCACGAACAATGATTGGATAACCTATGTGAAAATTCCGCCTTCTAGCGTTGCGTCGCCTCCGCCTGTTGCTGCTCCACCTGTTGCTGCGCTTACGCCTCCCCCGCCTCCTCCACCGCCTGTTGCTACGCTTACACCTCCACCTACTCCAATAACACTGGTTGGACCTGGTAGTGCAACAATACCTGGAGGGGTCGCTTTCGGAGTAGAAGCAAGAGGTAACTTTGCAAATCCTTCTGGAGGTGTATGGACCCTCAATGGAGTACAATTACCATGTACAACTCCTAACTGTGGAATGATGGCCCCCACCTCTGGTGTTGCAGATGTAATGTATACTAACGGAGGCCAAGTTGGAAGATTAAGTATACCGATAACAGGCACGGCTCCACCAGCACCCTCCCCTTCTCCCATGCCATCACCTATGGCATACACCCCTGCTCCTAGCCCTGTTCAAACAAATACACTTCGTGTAATCGAAGCTAGTTATGGTAAAAATTGCGGCGTGGCCGCTGGGTATCTGACCGACTATTTCCAGAAAAAGGTTCTAGGACTTGAGACATTTAGCTTTTCCGCCCGTTTCAATGATATTAAGGGAGACCCAGCATATCTCTGTCCGAAGGATTTCGAGATTACATATGACTGCAATGATGGAAATACACAGTATATCAAAATAGAGGGGAAAGATCAGGAAAATTACACCTTAAACATGAAATGCGATACTTCTCGACCTGTAGTCAATACGCGTATACCCCCGCCAAGTAACGTTCCTGGAACCATGGATGCCAATTCCACGTGCCAGCTAGTGAGTGTCAATCCCTTCGTTGACTACAACCAGGTGGTCTATTCCGATGGCACTCTGCAGGAGTTCTCCATCACTGCCCCCTATACTAGACCTGCTCCTAATCGCCAGATTGACAACTTCTATACCCGCTACTTCTTTGGAACTCCGAAGCCTGGCGTTCTCCGCAATGGAGCCTCGTCGATTGTAAAGAGTTACCTCGGCTACCCCCTCGGCTCTCCCGATTATAGAGCAACCCCCCTGGCAGCTACACAGTGGCAAACGATTGTGGAAACTATCGTGAGATCAGGAGATCTGTGTGCCACGAGTGATATTTATAATACAAGCCAGTACGTCGACTCTGCTAAGTTAAATGGTCTCTCTCTTACAACCCTGTATCTCACTCTCTCGAAAGATATAAGCGAACAAGACAAGGTAAACATTCGTTCCCAGATCAACGTACTCCAGAATAAGAATATGCTGTTTTTTACCTTCTTTGTGTATGAATATTGCTACTATCGCACCATGTATAACACCTTGCTTACCCAGTACTTCCTTGAGTATTCCACTATAGCCAATCCCTCTATGCCGAACATCCCCTATCTGAAAACGAGCGAGGCGACCTCTGTTCTCACTTCCGCAGATCCACCGGGCCAGGCATCTCGTCTAGATGGGATTGTAAATGTTATGGCCCGGTTAAATTCCCGTCTGGTCGATATGCGTCGTCTTCTTACGGCGATTCAGATCTATTATTCCGATGCTCTGACCAGTTATCAGCGTATTCTGGCGGATTCCAGTCACACGGGCAGCGACTCATATATTGAGGACAAGGTCATTGCTCTGCGGTCAGATGAAGTTGATCTCACGCAGCTGCAGGACCAGTCCAAGTTTCGACAGGCGGTTATGGACTATACCAAACAAAAGAATAGGTATTCTGGACTTTTACTGGGGGTATATACCTTCTTAAATATTGCAGCTATCGCAATAATATTTACCATTCGAGAGTGATTAAAACATTAAAACATTAAAACATCCGCCGCTCACAGGTTGAATTACGTGGCATCGCACTTAATTTTCCCATTTCACGGTAGATGGTACAGGGGTCGATGAAATATGCCAGTGCCGGCTACGATTTTGCCCTTATAGCGAACAATCCTGCCTCGGGCACAACGGGGCAGATTGTATCCGAGATCCAGAATTATGAGAACGACGACTTCAGACAGGCCTTCTTACCCAGTCTCGACACGTCGGTGGGTGCCGTAAATACTGGCAAGTTAATTGGAAGAAACAATACACTTTCTAATTTAACAGATCAGCAGCTCGACCAGAATCAACTCCTCCGAAATACCTACAATAATGCAAAGGATACGTATACCCGGCAGGGAGAGATTAATGAGTGGCAAGCTCAAAACAAGATGGATACCCTCTTCTTCTTACAGATTCTCTTTCTCTACTTTGTTGTAATAATTGTTCTCCTGTATCTTCGCCAGTCGATGATAATCAGTGGAAGTATTGCCTATGGGATAATTCTCTTCCTGCTCATCGTTGTTGCGGGTGTTCTCTGGAATCGCATGACGTATACGAATATGTCTCGTGACACGAGATACTGGAATCGTAGATACATCACAACTGATGCACCGGTTGCTGTGAAAAAGTGTGAGCCTTAGAGATTTGTTCTAAGTACAACATATGCTATAAACGTCATTTTATAGAATATGTAATAGTAGTATGGCAAGCTGCCAGTGGTCAGAACTAAAGGAAATGAGTATTGACAGTGTGCAGTGCCCACCTGGTTCTATCCAAGGTTCGTGGGGCAAAGATAGATGTAATGTCTCAGATATTTCAACTGCAAAAGCAAACTGCCAGAGTGATCCAGGATGTACAGGTATTACATCGCAGGTTGATGCGGCTCACGGTGGAAGTGATGTTGTATCATGGGAACCTCGTAGCAATCGTAACGGTTACCGTCCGTGGCCAGGAGTTACTTCTTATGAATGCAAACGGGTTGATGCTCCTGCTCCTGCTCCTGCGCCTCCTAGCGTTGCGTCGCCTGCGCCGCCTATGCCTATCAACTACGATTTCACCCCACCCCCTGCACCCGAAACGCCTGCGACCATCTATCAGGCACGGATGGACGCCTTGTCTGCGTATTCTCCCTCGACCGTCCCGCTCAACATACTCCAATCCATGTTTGTAGCTGCTGGGTGCAGCCGAACCTTGCAAGAAAGTGATGTACCAGTGATATTCTTCAGGACCTTGCCCAGCATGGGCGACGTTCAAATCGAGATGGCGAAATACGGCAACGCCACGGCGGACGGCACAGCCACTCCTGAGCAGAGCAATTTCTGTCAGCCTCCCAAGTACATGTTGCCCAAGATGCTACCCAATGTCGACGTCCGCACGATGATTGGCAACCCGATCGTCCTGCCCTATATCCTGTCACATATGGACATCATTAAGAAAAAGCTCAAGAAGGCCTTCATACAAATGACAAACGAAAGCGTTGACCCGATGGTCGCGGAAACGATGAAACAGGTCTACGAGCTAAAGAACGAAAAGGCAATATACGATACGAAATTCACGGAACAGCAGCAACCGTATCAGCGAAAGGCGAAGACGCGGGGACAGACACTCCAAGAGTACATCTTCCTCTTCTTTTACATCTCTCTCGCCATCTTCACGGTGGCTATCATGATCTACGCATTTTTGGAGGGAGGACATAGTTACACGGCGGCCTTCAATGCCCTCTTTCTCTGCGTCGGTCTGACTCTTGCAATTACGGCAGCAATTCTACGATTAGCGTAGTATATACTAGTACGCCATGGCTACCCCAACCCCTGGTTCTCAGCTATATGCAATTACCCAACAACAAGTGGCCAGGTACTTTGCCCAGATATTCTTAAATCAGGGGGCGGATTCTTCTCTTGTGGAGACCTATGTCGCCAATATAAATTCCAAGGGTGTTGGCTTAACTGATCAATACGCAACAGATCAACTGAAATTACTTGCTGAGAAGACAGGTATTCCATTGACTAGAATTGCTCCCTTGGCAATGGCCTCTCTTCCCTCTACAACACCTACCCCCGTGAATACATCTGGATATTCATGTCCGACGAACTGGGCACAGATTCCGAGTGATCCGTTGAATGGCTTGTGCATGGTAACATGTGGGCAAAATGCTACATCCGCCACGACAGTTGACGGTTACGCATATTCCTATGGTCCGAAGAGCCCGTATGGAAGTCCAGTGGCATCGACCTTCCCTGATTCCGATTCCTTCTGTCGCATGCCTGTCGCAGATAGAGTGAATAAGATTGCTTCCATGAAGCCGAACGATACTACCGTTATGCTAAACTGTTCCTATGATTCGAATATGAAATATCAATGTAAGGTTGCTGAAAAGCCTATGCCTACTACTGCCCCTTTGAACACACCCTATTCTACGCAGCTTGGAGCATGCAGTAAGGGTCGCTATGATTCACCCGAGGTTGGTGCAATACGTCTATATACAAAAGCAGAATGTACTGATATAAATGGCATGTGGTATCAAAATGGAGAGTGTATAAAAAAGACTGGGGGTTCCTATTCTTGGGATTGTCGCAAGCAAATGAGCCCGCCTACTACTACACCCTTCACCACACCTATGCCTATGCCTATGCCTACACCCTATTCTACGCCTTCCACCCCAATTACCATTCCCTCCTCTGTCGACATAATAACCATGATCGGCAGCCCCACTGTTCTCCCGTTTGCCATAGCTCAGATGGATATAATAAAGGACCGGTTGAATGATGCCTTTATAAAGATGAATAAGCAGCCCGATACGGATCCTGCGATTGCGTATACCATGAAGCAGATGTATGAACTGAAAAATAAAAAGGAAATCTATGATATACAATTTGCTGAGCAACAGCAGCCCTTCCAGACTTCACGCAAGGGACGTGACGTTACCTTGCAGGAATATGTGTTGCTCTTTTTCTATATCTCTCTCGCTATCTTCACTCTTTCCATGATGAGCTATGCCTTTCTTCAGGGTGAAGAACCTTTTACCGCTGGTTTCTATGCCTTATGCATGGGGGTAGGCTTCGCACTCGTGTTCACCATGCTTATTATGAGATATGGATGAGCTTCGGTAGAAGCGTATGAGCTTCTGCTTCTGTAGAAGCGTATGAGCTTCTGTTTCTGTAGAAGCGTATGAGCTTCTGTTTCCTACGTACTACGATCCTTAATGAAATCCTCCTTCTCGTCGTCATCCGAGAACACGACTACACGCTTGTAAATGCCCGCATCCAGCGTACCAAAGTCCTCATCAAGACGATTCTGCAGCTCCTGCTTGGTAAGTCTCTTACCACTCAAGACCTCCGAATTCGCCCGCACCCAGCCATTGTACGCCTGTAGCACATCCTTCAGCGACACCTCCTCATTGCCGAACTCGGTCAGCTTGATACGAGGATCACGGAAGTCGAACATCCGCTCAGCCTTGAACTTCCCGTACATGTCGAACGACTCCTTGTACTTGTTGCTCTGGTCAAGCACCGACGCCGGCACCGGCTCCAGGCCATTCACCATGTACTCTGTCTCATATGTGTGCACGAGGAGGGACAGCCACGCCTCACGCCACCGCATAATCTTCCTGTCCAGATCCTTGTCGCGAGGGAAGATGTTCCTCGCCTTCTCGCCTTCGGCAGCGGCCTTCAGTCTCGGGTCACTCTGCTCCATGAACTCGCTGCCGAAGGTGATCACACGAATACGACGCCACGTACCACGATCCATTGCGTGGATAGGCGGAAAGCGGTTGCACATCATGAACAGCTTGCCTGTGATACGGAACCGCTGCTGGTCCTCGAAGAGACCACGTGCCTCCACCATGTCCTCACCACTGAACTGCTTCATGCGAGACGTGTTCAGCGGCTCCTTGTCATCGGGCTCCTGCAGGTAGATGAACCGCCTGTTCTTGATCGACACGATATCCGGGTTTGCCGCTCCGCTGTCAGGACGCTTTCTCGTCAACGCTGTCGCCTGCAGAGAACCAGCAAAGTCGCCCAGGGTGAACCGCATGAGATCGACCAGCTTCGACTTCCCGTTACCTCCCACACCAATGAAGGTGTAGTAGCACTGCTCCCTGTTCGCACCCTCCAAGCAGCTTGACATGAGTCGAATCATATAGTTCCTCACGTCCTCGGCAGGAAAGATCTTCTTGAGGAACTCGATGAGCTCGATCTGAATCGGATCGGCAGCATCGTAGTTGGTGTAATAGATGGAGTTGGCGGCTCCCATGTCGCCCTGGTTGCGGCCGACCATGAAGCTCATGTAATCGTCGGGCTTGCCAGGGCGGAAGATGACACGGCGACGCATCTGCCCGTCGACCTCGATCTCGTTGTTGAGGTCGATCACACCATTCTGGCAGGGGACCAGGTACTGGTTGAGGTTCAGGCGCTGGGTGAAGTCCTCCTCGCTGAACAGCTCGGCAGCCTCCTTCATGACGCAGTTCTTGAAGTCCGAGGAATAGAGGTGCTTCTCCAGCTTCTGGAGCAGCGAGAAACGCTCGCCGTCCATCGTGTGGACCCACTTCTTGAACCAGTCACTGTCAGGAGAGTCCGTGTCCTCCGTCGTGCCGAGGCTGTTGCGGAGGCCATAGTCGTCGTAGCCCTTCTTCTTCAGACGCATGCGGGCATCGACGACCAGATTGACGACCTCGCTGCTCAGCTTCTCACGCAGCTCCATGCCCTGGTTGATGTGCCGCCAGGTGTGGATACGCTCGTCGAAGGTGTACCACTCGACCTTGCGGGACTCGATCGAGGCACAGAAGTTCTGCTTGTACATCCGCTTCAGGATGCGAGCAGCATGGTGGTGCGTATCGTCGACGCGATACTGGACAAAGCGGACGTGGTCATTCTCGACGATCTCCTTGTACTTCTCGGGGGCGTCCTCACGGGCCCAGTAGTGGAGCGACTTCATCGTTAGCTTTGCACCGGTGGTGTTGCGACTGAACCCTGAGAACCACTGGCGCTTGTACTTGGCCCAGTCGGTCTCGCCGGCCTTGGTCGACTTCTTGGAGAAGGCGATCCAGACCTGGAACATGTCATCGCTGGGCTCGATGTTGGAGAGGCACCAGCCGGTCTCAATCCAGGTCTTGTAGTCGGTGGCACGCTTCACGCTCAGGCACTCTTGCACGAGGATCTTGGATAGCTCGATCTCCTCCTCGTCGTGCTTATCGGACACATAGAGAGCAAAGGGGAGGGACGGGTCGGACTCGGTTGCGGGAGTAGCAGCCGACGCAGCTGCAGCAGCAGGCGACGCAACGCTAGAGGCAGGCCCTCGAAGCAGGGCTGCATACTCCTCCTTCCTCTCCTCGAGTACGGGGTGCGTATCAGGAAACAGCTTGTATCGGACACTCAGCAGTGTCATCAGCTCCCTGTCCCCGTACATAGTTGTTTCATCTTCTTCAAAGACTTCCGTAGAGGTATTGTATACGAATACGGAATCAATATCGTAGCGGGGGACTTCATGCTTCGACTCGCCGTAGAAGAACCATCCCTGTTTTCTCGTCATAGCTGCATCGTAAATATCGGATGCCTCGTTCGTGTATCCGACTCCCTCGAAGGAGTCCTCGACGGCTTTCTTCTCGAGGAGCCAGGCCCGAAGAGCACGGTGCTTGTCATCCGTCAGGCACATATCAGGGCTCTGAATGTGAATGCCGTCCTTGATGCACTTCTTGCCCTTCTCGACGTAGGCCTGGGGGCGAAGGGAGACGAAGAAGCGGACATTGCGGTCGGTGGGAAGCTTGAAGAGATACTTGAGGCCGTCAACGATGCACTTGACGAACTCGGAGATGTGTGTCTTCTGGAACTGGTGCGACAGGCCCCGATCGACATTGAACTTGAAGTCCATGTCGATGAGGATTGGCTTGTGTGAGTTGAGCCGCGGCTGCTCGACGAAGTTCATGGGCCGACCTTTGGCCACGAAGAGGTAGTCGTGCATATGATCGAGGAACTCGTCATATTTTTCATCAGGGATGTTCCACGTCCCTGTTACGGCCTGGATGCCGCACATAGAGGCATGTTGCCGTTCTGCGACCTTGGTGCAGCGGTTCGCTTCGAGAAACCTCTTCAGCGGATGCTTAACAAATTGATCGATGGATGTCATAGTGGACATTCTACCCAGGGGCCTGGCTTTTTCAACTTTTTACTCAAATGCGGACGCCCTTCTGCCGTAGGCAGAACGCTTAAAAATTGACTGAGTTCCTGTCACTACAGCATGTCCACGATGACGGATGTGTTTCAATTCTACTCCTCTTCCGCCGCCACACCCGCCCCGGGAAAGGGAAACGGTGAGAGTCTTTCGAGTACCGAAACATACAAGGAGCTGCGGAAGCATCTTGGATGGCGTCGTACTCTAACGCACTCTGCAGAGACTCCTTTCACCTGGAATGGCATTGAGTGGAAGACGGCAGAAGATGCCTTGAAAAAGGGAGAGCTCAGAGAAGTTCTTACGGCTAAGTTCCAGGGAAATGAAGAGGCGAAGGCAGTGCTTCTTGCCACAGGGTCTGCCCAGTTATGGTATGGAGTCAAGGGAACCAAGGAGAGATGGGATATCTTGGAGGATATCCGTGAAGGTATAAAACGAAATATCGGTAGTACAACAGAGATGGAAGTGGTTCCTAAGCAAAATAAAAGTAAGAAAAATACATCAAAGAAGGTAACTGCATCTGCCTCGCCTAAGCAGGAGCAGGAGCAGGAGCAGGCATCTGAAGAGTCATTTGTCCCCGAGGCCGGCGATACTGTCACAGTGATGCCCGCAAATGTTCGGTCCATGGGCGTCGAGGAGAAAGCTGAAGTACAAGAAGTCGACTCCAAGAAGTCAGCCATCCGCTTTTGCACCGTCTGCGACAACTATCTCTATCTCCAAGTGGAGGGAGAGAAGCAGGTCCTCCAGCGTATTTGCAGAAACTGCGGGTTCCGAGACACGGAGGACCAGGGCGGTCTGGTGAGCGAGATGCACATCGAGCAGCGTGCTGCTGAGGGATACACTCTCATCAATGAGTTCACGCTCAAGGATAAGAGACTGCCCCACCTCTATAACACCATGAAGTGCATTAATGATAAGTGCCCGAGTGCTCTTCCTGGCAAGGAGTCTGATATTGTCTATATCAAATATGATATCGAAAATCTCAGATATATCTACATGTGTTACATTTGCCAGGCCACGTGGCGTTCTAGACGTTAGTCTATAAGGTTAGTCTAGAGCTTATTCAATAATCAAATCCTCTGCATAGTCTGTCGGCTTTGTCTCTTTATATAGTTTTTTCAATGCCTCAATATACCTCGCCCGCAGCTCGTAGATTGCTTCTTCTGAAGGTACTGAAGGCACTAGAGGCACTGCAGGCAAGACAGGCATGACAGGCAGACCAATAAAAGAAACGCATTTTGTATCTAATGGCTTTTTTCTTAGTAACAGCCATTTCGTACACATTTCATAGGAGGGGACGATCAAAGGAATCCTATACTTCCGTAAGAAGCTATGAACCCCCTCTAAATAGCTCCCTTCCAACGGATTGCAGAGTTCCGTTTCCCCATACGTTATCACAGGGACCAGAGGTTTCCCCGTTTCAATGGCAAGTCGAAAGATTCCCTTCCTTGACAGCAGCTTGACACGGATCTCCTTTTTTCTTATCTGAACCATCTCGTCCAAGCCGCCAGGTGACACTGCTAAAGAGGAGTGGGTCATCGTCAGAACCTTCTTCATATCATCGTAATTCGAATCCACAAACCTATCCTCTAACACCTCTTTCATTCCGAAATAATGGGTCATGCCTCGTATGACGGCACACTTGATAGGATGGATGGGCCAATCAGTGAAGTTGGTTGCCGTGTGCAGGACAATAGAGGCTGCCATATAACCGTGAGGGTGGAACATGTAGATGGACTGGACTGGTTTATCCTTTCTACGATCCACAACAGGAAAACTTTCTCGCAGATGTTTCATAATAGCGGCACAGTCGTCAGGAAAGAGTTTCGGCACCACCGTATTAATAAGAAAGATAAGTGGTGCCACCGTAATGATTTCTAGCCAAACAAGGAGGAGCACTCCAGGGATGAGAAAGGGGTGTATCAAGAATAAGCTCATGTACACCAGTGTCATAAGGACAGGAAAGGAGACTGGCAGCATGGCCCGATAAATATCAAGGTCCATCTATATACTTCATACATTCATGCAAGATGTATTTGGACGAGCAGTGCGGAGCAGTAAACTGCTTCCCTCGCGTCACACTGTACATCCAGGTAATGGGAAGAGTCCCCTCTGTTAAACGGACGTAGGCAGAGCTATCCCCATTTGCCGACCGCAAGGCATCACGCACCCAATTCCCCCATCGAGGTTCAAGACTTTGTCGTATACTTGCAATGTTCCACATTGACACGAGGAGTTGAAACATGTCCCGCCCCTCTTTGGGACACACATCCAAGGCCGGCAACCCATCTTTTACATCGACAGTGTTGTTAATACAGGCGAAGCCGAAATCAATGATGATTATGCGAAAGGGAAAGGTGAGGATTCGATCGTGTGACTCCCAAGTAATAGGGAATTTAGTCTCCTCTTCAACAATTAGCATATTGTTCACCTTCAAATCCCTGTGGTCGACGAGAGCGTCCTTTTGAAAGACCTCGAGCAAGATTGCAAGCTGGACCATGATCTGTGGAAAAATCTGGGGGTTGGTGGGAATGCGTTTCACGCACCAGTTTGAAAAAAGGGTGGGGTTGAAGATGTCCATGGTAAACCAGATGGTTTGGGTGGGTTTATATAGGAATATATCATGCACTTTAGGAATACAAGAAGGAATTCCGTAAGAGGAAAGTCTTCTTCCTAGGTACCACTGGACCAGGGCTTCCGTAAGGATACTTTCGGATCCCCTCGGACGTTTTACAGCGACGAGAAATTCCTCTGTACCTACCCTCTTATAAAATGCATCAATGGATCCATAGGACCCCTTTCCAAGGGGTCCGTGGGGCCTTAGGGAAAAGAGCACGGTCCCTGATGAATCGCGGACGGTACCCCTTATACAACAGACAGGGAGTGATGATAGTGGTATTGTATCCCAGAGGCGGGGGGAGCCTCGCCAGGCTATACCTACTTCGTTCAAGGACAGCGAGCTGTCCATCTATTCTTTCCCCCTATTTAGCATACACAGATACGGAGTCATACAATATTTGATCAGGGCTGTTGAAAGAATAGAATTGGGGATAAAGTGCGACATATCCTCAAAAGAGGCATCTGAGTTGGTGCCAAAGGCGTGGTCGAGGAAATCGGGGCCGTAATTCACATGGGGCTGGGCATGCTGTTCCCTGTGTTTCTCTGACCCAAAGACACTGTAATTGATAACATGCACGGAGGTGTATACTAGCATACCTAGGAGTACAATGGATCTCGGAACAAGGTGAACATCTGTGAACTCCTGTATGGCATAGAGGATCCCGAACCAGACTGCATTCTGCATGGTTTCCATAATGAGTTCGAGTAGCCGCGGCAGCTCCTTCTCGTGCGAATGGTGGAGACTCAGATGTATATTCAGGTAACGGAAGATACCTGTAGAGGGAAGATTATGATGCAGGCGGTGGATGAAATACGCCCAGAACCATATAAATCCGCAACCGGTTTGGAGCTGCAGGAGCGGGGTGTTCGGCTCTAGGAACCAACTGCAGAGGAAGGTTACCGTGAGGGCGGGACTATATGCACGCATAGCTGCGTAGATTTCGTTTTCTTCCCTTGCTTCCGCCGCACCCATCTCTTCTCTTCTCTCCCTACACCCTTTTACACAGTTACTGCAACGCATTTATGCATACGCTGCCAATTCAAAGGGGTGTTCGAGAGAGGATGCGGAGAGCTCGCCGTACTTGGCTTTCAGTGAAAAAGGGGTGACTGAAGAAAGGATCTCTTCTTGCAGATCGTACCATCGCACAGAGATATCGGCCAGATCTGGTTTGTCTTCTCTGACAAAAAAGGGGAGAGGGACATAGCGTTTCTGCCAGGCCCAGTAAGGAGACCAGCAAGTGTCAGGGTTTATGCGACACCTGCGACGGTGTTCTTCGGGAATCTTTCCTTCCTCGACGGGAGTCCAGCCATCCTTTTCGAGGAGGATAGACCACTTATATGTATTCTTTCTCTGATCCAGGTGCAGACGCTCATGACGCAGAACTTCCTTTAGCTTACTATCAGGGAAATAGGCCGGTAAACAGATGGTGGCAGGGGGGCGGGTGTGCGGCATTCCGCCGTCGGCAGACGGATTCATCGTCACAATTGTCTCACCAGGGAGGGCGTGCTTTGAAAAAGAGGGAGCTGCATCTGCATCTGCTCCTCTGAAAGGCAGATAGGTGCAGCGAGCCCGGGCTCGCGTATTTATCTCGGATGCCTTGCACTTTGCAAGATAGGAATCAATAGCTTCCGCTTTGTTGAGAGCTTCCATTACTTATCTGCCGGCTTTTTCTTTTTAGCCAGACGAATTGCGATGGCGTCCGAGACGCCCGATGATTCCCGTAAGAAGGATGTAATCATACTTTGCCTTGGCATCTTCTTTACCTCTGCCATGATACTTGGATCGCCGTGCATGGGGATGAAGCCTGCTGCATTACCCTTTTGCATAGATCGAGTAAGCGACGGGGTCTTTACGGATGATCCTAAAGACAAAGACAGAGAAGACAGTCCGAACATCTTTCCAACAAATGCCTTCTTCGAAGATTGCTTGCAGAAGGCAAGTCCTTCCTTAAACAGCAGATCCGACGCCAGCTGCTCCTTCTGCGACGTTGGGTCCTCCTCCCATACCGGTGCTACAAACCCAGGCATCTTATCGACGAAGATTCCGAATAGCTGTGACAGGGGATTCATCAGCTGGTGAAGAATGTAATACTCAAAGTCAGGCTCCAGCCCCTTTTCCCTGATGAAGGCCGGCGTCTCCACACGATCTCCCTGCAGATCACTGGCCCGTTGCCCCGGGGGCGGCTTCACATACACATACCCCACACGCTCACCACTAGCGGGAGCATTGCCCGGGTCACGAATCGCCATTCGGTCCGCCAGAATCTTGTGTGCCGGCGGTGTCGTCTTATATTCTGAGCGGAGCGACTTGGTGATGGTCAGCTGCGACAGTTTCATCTTGCCCTCGACCAGGGCCCGCACACCCTCTTGCACAACCCGTGTGGCTGCCACCACGTCCTGTCGCAGAAGCAGCTCCTGAATGGCCGCCCCGTAAATCATTTTGAGGAGAGGTGCGTTATCTCGTCTCTTCAGAACGATACCCATCGACGTCTCCTTGAAGGAATCCGGCGACTCCTCGTACTTGTTGCCCACGTACCTTTTCTTGCTGAAGATGATGAACGGATAGAAGACCTTATCATACTCAAAGTCATGCGGCTCCTTCAAGGTGCCTGTGATGAATTTGCCGGCCTCCTCGGTCAGCTCGATGGTCGCCACGACGGCCTCACGCCCCACGAGCAGCTGGCCATCGGTTCCTCTCGGATTGAAGTTGATGAAGATAGAATCTGTATCTCCATAAACGATCTCGGCCGAGCACCGAGGATCATTCGCTGCGGGACCGTAGAATCGCTCAATCGCCTCCTTGCTGTACATGATCTGTTTGCGGCCATACGCTGTAACAGAGGCAGCCAGATTCTGCAGACGGATCTTGAAGGTCGGTGAGCCCAGCTGACCATAGAGAGAGTTGGCCGTCACCTTGTAGGCATTCTGCTCCGCATCAAGCAGGGCCTTCTTGAAAGGATCGGCCGTCTTCGTAATTTCGACTCGCTTCGCCTTTCTTGCAGCGAGCAACTTGGCCACTATTTTTGGTAGCGTGCCTTTGCCGTTCTCAGCAGGCTGGGCGAATCGGCAGACTCGCACACCCACCCGCTCCTTCACTGGATGCTTGCGAAAGTCATCCTCTTTTGCACTGAGGATATCAAACTCAATGTCGGTCCACCGCGTCCCTGGCGGGGCGTTCTTCTCGTCTTCCACGGAACCGTAGGAGACCCTTGTTACACCGTCAAGGCCAATGTCCTTTACCCAGACCAGCATATCGTAGCTGATATTCTCGCTAATAATGGTACTGGGGTACAGTGAGGCGAAATCACAAACTCCAACAGGACTCGTGTAGAAGTTCGGCTCGGGTACGAGAACAACTGCACCCTCGTACCCCTCACTCGACTTGCTCCCTGAGGGAAGTACATCAATCAGCTGCCCGAGCTCCCTGCAATCCTTAAAGATCAGCGACTCGATCTTGATGCCCTGGCCCCGCGTAAAGATGTATGACACGGGGACGGAGCAAACATTCGCCATTGACATAGTCTCATTAAACACCTCCAGCTTCTTGTACAGCTCGTAGGTAAGCTCGCAGTCCTGGATACAGTAGGCGGCAACGATAGCTCTGTCGGCAGACGAGCCCTTCTGCAGACGGAAGATGTCCTGGGGACTTACGTCGTCCTTGACGACAGCCCATCGCTCCGCCTCGCCGAGAATGGACAGGTCCTCGTCCGAGGTTACCAGAATGCCATCCTCTGTTACACCAATCACGATGAGCTTATCGGTGAGATCCTCACCGAGCCCATCGAGAATCTGGATGGCTCGCCCGACCCGAGCATCCTTCTTCTCCTTGGTCTTCAGGAGCCACTTGCCATCGCTGAGCGACTCGATCCCCTTTAACACACCACTCAAATACACTGCACAGACGGAATCGAGTTTGTAAGAAGGGAGCTGTGCCTTGCGGCGAATGTGGCCCAGCAAGTCAATGCGAAGACGTCCAGGCGTCGTCCAGATGAAGAGGGTATTGTCACCCAGGGCGGAGGATGCCAGCTTCTTCTCCTCAAGCTTGACGGAAGGACGCTTCTGGTCTTCGTGGTAGAGGCGTGAAAGCTGCTGCACAGAGGCATCCTCGCTAAGGCCGAGTTCCTCGAGCCGCTCCCAGACGTATTTTTCATCAAAGCAATTGGTATTGTAGCCGACGAACACATCGACCCTACACTCAACGATCCAGCTCACCCACTCCTGTAACAGGGTTGCCTCGTCCTTGAAGGAATGAACTACCACGCCTGGAATAGGGTCGCATGTGCCGAGGACGAAGATGTGGCGGGAGGCAGTGCCATCGACGAGGACTGAGCCGATTTGAATGATGGGGTCCCCTGCGATGCCCACTTTGGATGCAAAGGCAGCGTCCAAGGCGGCAGTCAGGGTCTGGATGCACTCCTCCCTTTCTTTTACAGAATCCTTCTTAATCCAGAGCTTTACACAGGTGTCGAGGAGAGAGGGAGGTACCTGCGGTACCATTCGAAGGGGCTTCTTGAGCGGGGGGATCTTCACGGGACAGAGGGTAGTTCCGTTCATCAAGTCGAGGAAGGCTGCCGTGAGCGTAGTGAGAACCTCCTCGGCCGAGGAGCAGTGTGCCCACAGCTGCTTGGCGACTCGACGATAGCCCTGTTTTGCTACAGGGAAGCTGCCATCAAAGGAGTCACACTCAATATCCCAAATGACATGGCGGAAAGGTGCGACAGGGACGGGCGGCTCGGCACAGGGATCGATGTCAGTCCACTCGCACTCGATGCGGATATCGTCTTCGTCTCCCTCGACATCGACGGAGATCCAGCCGCAGGGATTCACATTTCGCATGTGGAAGAAGCGGAGCATGGGATCGATGTTGGACTCGTAGATGCGGAGGGTCTGGCCGTCGAGTATCATCTTGGGTGTCTGGGTCTCGGTCAGAAGGGCCTTCTTCAAGGTGTAGAAGGCTGACATGCTGGCAACCGACACTTGCAGAAAGGGGAATTGCTTGCCGCCGGTGTAGCCGTAGAGGAGGCCTTTGCGAACAAGAGTGGCCTCAAAGGCCGCACCTTTGAGGGCCTTGGTCAGTTGAGATACAATACGTGACTTCCAGCGTTGCTCATCAGTAGCCGTGCGGCAATCTGGGAGGCGTATGTAGAGAAATGGGCGGAAGCCGGTGACATCTATTTGGACAGGGGTACCCTCGTGGGTGGCTCCGAAGAGCTGGATAATGTATTCGCGGGATGATGTTACATCTGCATCTGCGTCTGCATACTCAGCGGCATCTGCATATGCATCTAGCTGCTGCATAACGAAACGGTCCTCGGAATGTGCATCAAATATATGGATGTACATTCTGATTCGGGTGGGACCGTTTCATGCGTTAGTGAATCGTTCAACTTTTATCTACGGGTACTGCTTCTGCGCTTACGGTTTGATCTACGCTTGCTCACACGACGCTTGCTCACACGGCGGCTACGGGTCCTACGACCTCCCTTCAGCTTCTCCAGAGAAGGGGTGAAGACTCTAGACTTCGATACCTTATTTTTATTTGTATTCTCAGAATCCTCGGCATTCTCATGCTCATTGAGTTCTAGTAAGCTGTTCCCGCCGAGAGAGTTGAGAGGCTCTGGCTGTTCCTTCACCTTCGTATTCGAATTTACAACCGCATTCGGATCACTGACGTTCTTGAGCAGAGTCGCCTTCCCGTTCGGCTGAACCTCAAAGACACTCGGAAAGTGGGTCACGTTCAGCTTGTCATTTAAGACCGTATTCGGGAGCACCTCGCTGTCAATAAGAGCTACATTGTGCTTATTCTTCCGCTTTAACGTGTTGAGCCAATCGGGCTTTACGCGCTGGCACGCCCCGCACCACTCCGCTAAGATGACAACAATTGTGACATTGCCATTCTTCAGAAGAGATTCCAGCTCGGCCGCCTCTGCGTTCGAATTTATATTGAGAGATTTCGGTTTTGCCATCTACTAGTAGAAGAGAATGCAAAACTTCGAGATTTTCATGCTCATCGCTTTTGTCGCCCTGTTTTATATGCTTTATAACTCCAAGAAAAACCTGAGTATGCTTACGAACCCGACTGCAGCTCAGGCCCAGCAAAATAAGAGTGTATACACAGCCATTGTAGGCGGTTCTGTAATACTTGCAGTTATACTCATAAGTGCATCGACAAAGCGTGCCGACATCCTTTTTACACTGATTGGAGTGGTGTCTCTCCTTTGGTATGCCATGGGTAAAACATGGCAGTATACGCCTGTCTAAACTTTTGAGCACTAAATTAGAAGGATGAAGATCTATCTAGCTATAGTTGTAATTGTACTAGTATCCATATTTATACTTGTACAATGCAACCCGATGAAGGAGGCTTTTTACGGTCCGCAGGACCAAACCCTTAGTCCAGGTCCGCAGGACCAAACCCTTAGTTCAGAGAAGCAGGACCAGGCTCAGGAGGCTCAGGAGGCTCAGCAGACTCAACCCCAGACTGACTCAGTCGACCTCCCTTTTACAACTGCCCCCATAAATGACCTGGATGATTACGAGCACAGCCTCATCTTCAGGAACGAGGGTGCAAAAGAAATGACCAAGGCAACTCGCGATCTTCTTATGTCCTCCTACCCCATGGATTGGTCTACGCAGCCTCCCAGCTCCGCAGCCTTCGAACAGGGTCTCGCTGAATTCAATAACGACTTAGCATCACGTCCTCCCATGGGACCCGGTCCTTACGCCACCCTTGAAGGCTTTTCCTTTGCCCCTCCGGACGTTGAAAAAGAAGTGCTGGCGACCTATGTTCCCATGAAGGCGAACGACCTGACGACCTATTCCGCCGATGATGCGAAGAAGCTGGTAGATAAACTCTACTCGTCGAAGGGGAAGATTGCCGATATGAAGCAGTCACCTACAAACTCGAATGTCTTTTATATTACGGGAGTGCGTGATAAGAGTGCACCTATTGTCTACGAGGAGCCGGCTGCTGCCAGTAAGGGACCGGTGGCCGCCGCGGGCGAGAATACGATTATGGCCCCTACGGTGTATACATCGGAGAGCGAAGGCCTTGACCCCTTTTTTACACCTGGCGACGTGACCCGTGATGGGAAGTGGGATTACACGAGATTTACCCCGGGCCTTGAGAGATCCTTTGCTCCGAATCAGCCCATGCAGAACTGGTACTGAAAGAACTGGTACTGAAAGAACTGGTACTGAAAGGAAAGCTGAAAGGAAAGCTGAAAGGAAAGCTGAACATCTAACCCCCTGGACTACGACTAACGATGGGAACAAGTTGATAGTTACGAATAATGCGGCGTCCATCTTTCCACTCATATACGCCCGGTGAATGCTCGGATCCTCGTGTAAGAAAGGGCCATAGTTGATGAAAGGCATAGCCTATCCATCCTCGAGAGTTCGCACATATACAGTTATCGTCTAAAATGGCTTTTATTGCTAATATATCATGTTTTGTATTCCATGTAATTAACTCTTCATATAGAGCCTCCTGCTCCCCCTCTTTCATACGAACCACCGCTCCATACAGAATGGAAAACTCTGTAATAATATCGAGACTAAAAAACATATGCAGGAGTGAATCCGTAATATCAGATACATGACGACAGAGTCGTTTTAAATGTATCTTATATATATCAACTACTTCTTGTATAGGCGGTGATAGGATCCAGTCGTGAATCATACTGTGATACAACTTCCTATCATGCTCATCTAATATAACAGTCGTAGACTCCATGCTACTATAGCAATATCGATTTCTATGTTCAGACCTCAAGTCTCAGAAATACAGATAGGTAGGCTTCCAAGTGTTCGGCTGGGCATTCACAAGCAAACGTCCACCATTGATGGGTTCCCACAGTACCATGCTGGCATTTCGACTCGCAAAAAATCCCCTCTGGGTATTTGTACCCAAGTGCAAGAAGTCCCTCTGCGGCGAAGGTATCCTGCATTTCACATGCATGATGCTTCCCTTCAAGTCCACAGACTTCTAGCATGAAGGAACGCCTTCTATGACTGAGCCCACCTCCCTGCCCTGTACTCCAATTCCATTCTGATGCCACATACGGATACTCATAGATAATAGCAGGAATCGGTCGGAGTAAATAGGAGTCTGTCTCCATGCAGAGGAAATAGTCCTCGCTAAAAGAGCTCCAGAAGCCTGACTGTTTCAGCAGGGAATTATACTCTTGTTTACCACGTTCCACGGTACCAATATCGTGGAAGACAGGGTGTATATGAATGTTGGGCAGTTGCGATCCACACACCTGTTGCACAAATCTACCGTTTGCTTCACTGCATATAATGTGAAGAGAATACCCTTTTGCAAAATATACAGCATTCTTAATGGTAAACTCGAGATTCGGGTGGCAGCGTCGTTCCACAATAAGAATCGCCTTATCGGATACACGAGGTATGGTACATGTCTCCCAGGCCTTGTCCATTGCGGGTCCATAGGTGTTTCTCAAATACGAATACACGAAGGGTTCGAGTTCCATACGACATTTGTGGAGGAAGACATTTCTGTCTGGATAGGAGTCACGACTACCATTCAGACACTCTATGACAGATTGAATTGACATCTCCTCTTTATGGGTTAAATGCTCAGGGTGATATAACGCAGATGATCCTGGACTCTCGCGAACATGGATTAAAAGCACTTCTACCTGGCGCCTCTTCTGAGACCTTGCCCGTAGGAGATATTTGGATAGGGGTTTCGTCTAGTTCTACGACAGAGCCTAGTTCCACTTTGCCTAGTTCCACGTCGTCCAAAGGCCTCATCATCGAGCGGAAATCTGTTGCTGATTTGGAGGCGAGTGTCGTAGACGGCCGCTACAGGGAGCAGCGGAGTCGGTGTATGGCTTTTGCAACCGAGAGATCAGCCTCCTTCGTATATATCATCGAGGGTCCTCTGGAAGGAAGACGACTAAGTACGAATGCGTTGACAAAGTATCTGACGAGACTTTGTATACGCCATCATATTCCTGTTCTGAGAACGAATACGATCGAAGAAACGGCTGAGCTATGCAAGGTGTTAGAGGATCAGTGGACGAATGATCCCGCTGTCTTTGTACAGCCGGCTTCTCTTTCCTATGTCGAGACCCGAGGAGCCACACGGCAGGCAAATACTGACGACCCGACTGTGTTTGCGGTCTCTGTGTTAGCGTGCTGCCGTGGTGTAAGTGTATCGATCGCTCAGGAACTGCTCAGGTCGTTTGGTTCTCTTCCACGAGTCATGGCTTCTTCTCAAGATGATTTGGCAGCGGTGAAGGTGGGGAAACAGACGTTTGGGAAAGTCAAGGCAGAACGCCTACATCGCTTGTTGCACAGTGAAGTGACACCTTCAGAGGCGACTGCTTCTGCTACTGCGACTGCTTCTGCAAAGCCAAAGGCCACTCCTAAGCCAAAGGCCACACCTATAACAAACCCTATGGCACTTATGGAAGATTAGAACACTCATATCCGTTACACTTATCCCCACAAATCCGACAGAACCGATTTCGCTTTGCCCGGTCCAGGTCGCTCCATTGTCTGTAAAAATGAATCAGGCGGCTGATATTCTGAGGTGGCACGCTTCGGCGGCTGTTGTTTCGCATCAAATGGTCCTCGACCAAACTCTGCTGCTGAAGGTGCAGGCATTGACGTCAGCAAGCTGATCTCATCATTAAAGCTGACAGTAGGCTTGGCACTAGGAAATGTGGCAGGTGCCTTCTTCTTCTGTGACCCTCCCTTGGGTAAGGGTAGATCTCCCTGTTGCTTCGCCGACGCCGTCGCTGAGCCAGACAAAGAAGAAAATGGCGATGCCGCCTTTGATTCTCTCATCATCGCCTGCACGATCGGATTCTGCGATTGTAAATAGGCCGCCTCGTGATGTTTCCAAGAAATATACAGGAGGTTCGGCCAGGTGAACTTCACCTCAAATCCAGTGGTCCGTAGCTGAAAGACAATGTACACTATACAATCCTCCATATCCATCTTCGGCAGACCCAGAATGAAGGGCGGCACAGAATACAAAATAGAAGATGTTGTCCCGGGTAGCTGAGAGGATGAGTACACTCGGTGATAAATCTGCTCCAGCAGAGTATTGTACGAACGAAGGCGAGCGTGATCTCTCCGTTTCCTCTGATCATATAGTTGATTCAGCTCCATCTTCGGAACCTGGATCACATCCCTCCTTGGCCCCGACATCTAACGACATAAAATCTTTTAATCTCCGCATTCCTCCACGGATCCTATCGCTCTGCGGCGGCGGCCATCTCTGTATTACCCATCTCGGTGTTCTGCGAGCACTCCGCGAAAGGGGGCTCTTAAAGCACCTCAAGGGCATTGTCGGAATAAGTGCTGGAGCCCTCGTAGGTCTGACCTATGTCCTCGGATATACGTTGGAAGAAATCGAGCGACTCCTCTATAGCATAGATATAAGTATTTTCACAAGCATCGAGTCAGATTCTGCCCTCTTATTCTACGAAACTCTCTGTGTGAATTCGGGCCAAATGCTGGAAAAGTTCCTAACCAGCCTCCTGGAAGCAAAAGGGTTCTCGGCCACCACAACCTTCGCAGAGCTTCACACCAAGACCTTCTTCCGCTGCTATGCGACCCGTCTACAATCGAGCAACATCCAGGAATTCAGCGTGGCCCAAACCCCCCATCACCCGGTCCTCTTCGCCGTCCGTGCTTCCATGTGCCTTCCCGTAATCTTTGCACCGATGAAGGATCCATTCACAGATACTCTTTACTATGATGCAGGACTCATCCACAATATGCCCTTTGCCTTCCTCAATGAGGAAGATAAGCGACAGACCCTCTGTGTCTACTTCGAAACCCTGCAAGAAGGTATCGAATATGAATTCACAAGTGTATTTAAATACGCCCTCAAATCCTTTTACAATGCACGAAATATACACTATTTACGAGTCTACACAGACTCCATTATTACAATTCCTGTGAACCCCCTTCTGCTTCTTGGCGGTGCGACAAAGGAGGCAAAGGAACAGTTGATTGCGAATGGATATGTGGGGACAAACGCCTTTCTGAACAGCCCTACGAAGAAGGTGACGCGTCGATATTCGGTTTGCTGATGCCAGGTTTAAAAGGTCTACATACTATTCTATCATATCACATGTATAATGCGTACTTGCATGCATTAGATGGTTTGCGTGCTTCTGGAAATATAAGCACATTTAAATCCGATCATAATTACAGGACTGTTTTAGAGCACGTTTCTCCAAATGAGGGGGGGGAATATCTTAGATTACTACGTAGCCTTACTGATATAACGGAGGAAGAAATCACCACCTATTGCACAGTAAATGATTCTATTGGGAGCCCTCTAACATCTATATATGGTGCTTTACAGACATCCCCTACGAATCTAAGATATATCTTGCATGCATTCTTAATTATGCGTCATATGCTGTCAGTAGGTATATCAACCGTTGATATTGTAGAAGTTGGTGGGGGATATGGTGGATTATGTCTGGCATTACACTTTTTTGCAAAGAAGTATACTATTTCTATTGCAAGTTACACGATTGTAGATTTGAAAGAGGCATTATATCTTCAAGAGAAATATCTCAAAGCAGTGCTCCCTAATGTAGAGGTGACGTTTGTAGATGCTTCGACATTCGGATCCGCAATTACTACGCAGAATATGTTTTTAATTAGTAACTACTGTTTTTCCGAGATATCTGCTGAATTCCAGAAACAATATATACAAACACTATTTCCTAAAGTATCGCATGGTTTTATGGCGTGGAATTTTATTCCTACGTACGATTTTGGTTTTACAAGGAGAGAAGAGGAGGAATATCCTATGACAGGTAATTCCAATAAGTATGTATACTTTTGAGATGATATAGAAATGTTAATGTATTTGTTTATGTGGCCAGCACGTAGCTGTTCGCAGTTGCTTATATTCATGTAATGTATAAATATCGGTATCGCTTGCACTCGCCTGCAGTTTGTAAACAAAAACTGGTAAGATATTCTCCCCATCATTTGTCTGCCATGTGCCGCCATTGAAGTGAATGAAACAGGGTTTTTCATCTAACATTACATTCACCACTCGCCCTCTGTGAATATACAGTTGGTTCCACGATACCCAGTGCATATTCTGAAAAATTTTCTGCCACGTATCCAACTTAATTCGGTCAGAAGGATTTCGAAGGTAATACTCAATAAAGTATGCCTGATCACCCCCATTTAGATTCGAACACATCCTTTCTATAGTCTCATCGTCATGCCAATATAGAAGCTTCTGGATTGCATGCTTATAGCCTATATATCCGCCTGAATTTATATAGATCGAATTGGTTGTGTATTCTTTGGGTGGATAATATTCCTTATAACGCTGAGGATAAGAATTTAGTTCAGCCCCTAATAAGAGATCGCACTCGTACCACTTAAATTTAGTAAGGATTTCTTCCGCAGATGCTAATGAAAGTACATCATACGCATCAACAAAGCAAACAATATCATCATCGCCAACTCCTTCTAGGAATTTGCGTGTATATATGATTTTATCAAAATACCCATTCCAGGTAGATTTAATACTATAATGAATATGCAGAGTACTTAGTTTAGTACTTTCCTTTATATGTGTTAGCATTGCTTCATCTGTTGCAAATGTTATAACATGCAACATTGTATAAATAGTCGATCTATTTCTTTAATACGCCTTAATAAGCCGCAAAGCCTCTGCAGGATCACTGATCGGCTTCTCCAGCGAGGTAAGGGCCTCGATGAGAGGCTTATACTTCTTGTAACTCAGTCCAAATTTATGAATGATCTGTAAAAAGGTCATGCCCGCCATAAAGATATCGAACGTTTTATTATATTTCTGCATGAGCTTCTCTTTTTCTTGGCTTCTGCCAAGTAGAGCAAAAAATTCGTTACGAATTCTCTCCTCCTGCTCACGGAACGGGGGCGATGCCTCATAGTCCTTGTCAATGGTAATCGCTCGTACATCCATGAATTTATCCGCAAAATAGCTGGGAGCACCCATAAGATACCACTTTACGGGGCTCGTGCATATCATATCACCTACATAAATCTCATCAATTGGGCTCGCCTGTCCCCAATCGATGAGCTTGAATCGGTCATCGCATTTCACTATATTGTCCAACTTTATATCATTGTGCTGATACCCACTCTTTTGCAGAACTACAATACTCTCCATGATTTCTTTCAGGGGTGTGACATCTCTAGCAGTGAAGACATTCTTGCACATCGTTGAAAATACAACATACTTCGAGCCTGTGTCTGATATGAGTTCCATTCCCACAATACGTAGTTTTCTGAATCCTGTTACAGGGGTAATGGTCAGGAACTTCAGATTATTCTTATACGCGGTGAGGATGCGTTCGTTTGCATCCAGCTCCTCCATGAAATCTCTGTGAACCGTAGAGCCGGTTATGAGGAACTGGCTCTTGAACACTTTGGCAATGATCCCCTTTGTCTTGCTCAAAAATGCTAGAAATTCCTCCAGATCGGACCCTTTTAAAAGAATATTTGTTTTATCCGCAGTATATAATACTATACTGGTAACCTTTTCGCCGCGAAGAGGTAATGCCTCGAGATGATAGGTTTTTCCGTGAAACCCTTCACCGATCATGCGGGCAAATGCCCTTCTTTTCCTCCGAGTCTTTCGGGAATCCATTTCCCACTAATAAGGAGATATATTTTAAAGAAGCCAGAGTCCCTGATGCCTCATGAGAAGTTCTTTGCGGCTCCCTACTAAATAATTGAAATGGATGAGGCAGGTCTCAGGGGGGAAGGTTACCTTTTCATCGAGTCGATAATAGGATCCGTTGGGCATTATAGAGGTTGGCATAGTTCTGTGCGGTAGACCCTTCTCTTTGATTTTATGGACTAGGAATTGTTGATCTCCCGAAAATGTAGGAATATCATTTGCGGTATATTCAAAAAGTCCATATAAATTCTTCTTATTTCGCACCACGAAGACACCACTGCAAAGCATAGGGCAGAAAAATCTGTGTGAACATTCCATATTCTCCTCGCCACATTGACTGAAAATATCTATATCTTGATATAACTGCATTTCATCTAAAAAGTGGGGGGACGGATCTGAAAATAAGAAGATATCCGTATCAATGTATCCCACCGCTTTTACGCCAAGGTCATACGTCTCTTGTAGAGTGTATCGAATGGCATCGAGCTTTGCAAAGACTATGTTTTCATATTCAGCCTCCCCCCAAACTTTCAATTCGGACGGTAGATCCTTTACAAAATCTGCCATGATACATATACACTTTGGCGTACCCTGCAATTCCATATACGTATATATATCGAGGCAATATACAACCAGTTGAAAGTCCAAGGGGACCGCAGATTGTAGAAAATTCTTCGCAAAGTGAATATATCCGTAATTAATAAGAGTGATCCATACGATCTTTGCATTCTTACATGCGGCCAGGTCTCCCATTAGGGCTTCGTATGCGCTAATCCTTATACCTAACGGTACCATTTCACACCGCACATACGTTGCGTCCAGTAATTCCCGCAGTCTTGTATAGTCTCTTGCTCGCTGTAATGAGAAAGAAACAGTGGCGAAAAATCATATTCCCTATATAGCATGTCCTGGTAGATTCTTTCCAGATACTGTCGATTGATCTCCGAATAATCCACCGTCCAAAGGACAGGGCAGCCCTTATATTTTGCCTCTGTTAGTGGATTTTTCTCCATAATTGGAATGCAGCCAGCGAGTAGGCCCTCGTAGTGCCTATGACAGTCAATTCCATTTCCTTCGGGCGATACTATAAATTTATAGAACGGCAAGGACCTATAGTATATATCGTGGTGCATTGAACAATTCGGTATTCCTGCATTTGCTAAGGTGCGAACAATGGACTCTCGATTTATTCCCGAGGGCCTTCTACGCTGGTCTGTTCCCGTATTTACTGCACATAATACAAGCTTCTCATGAGAACCGATTTGTTCGGCCTCCCCTCTCTGTTCAAGTGCGTATTGCCACGACATTCCAATGGGAAATGGCTGCCATGCGTCATCAGCCTCCTTGGAGGATGCCTGTACAATAAGACTATTAACATCTTTTAGAGTTTTTTGCCAGGTAAGTAATTGCATATCCTGCTCATTTCCCCACGGATTCTGTTTAGACTTTGGAGATGAATATAACTCTCTAGTAGATGTCCGACGATATAGCCCATACAGTCTACAGGGTGATAAAGTATGGTATTATTTTTGGCCTCGTTGTCGGCTTTTCGATTCTCCTGGTTGGATCCCTCCTGGTGCGTGACATAGGATACATTCAAAAGAACCCGAAGTTCTTTATCAGTGAGACGCTTGTCATGGGTATTCTCACAGCCCTTCCTGTGATTTTTATTTGCTATCTGCGGGGAGTTCCTCATGTTGATACGCTCCATGATTTCACTCTCATCTTTCTAAAAATAGTTTTCTTGCATCTTGGCTTTCAACTGAGTGGAGTATATTCCGCCCTCTTTCCGATGTCGTCGAAGTTGAAGTAGTGTGTATGCGTCTATTTGGAACTGGACTGTATGACAGGCCGGTTCCAGCTAAGCTTTGCAAAATGCAATCACTTTACAGGTTCGACTTGAGAAAGGCATTCCACCCGTCAGCGTCGCGGGCATTGCACTCCACCGTCGTGCCATCCGCCTTCTTCAGCACAAACGTGGGGAATCCCTTGACCCCCGCCGCCTGCACCTTGGCCGCGTCCTTATCGGCCTCATACATCTGGGCAGTCACTACGGTCTGCGTCGACATCCACGACTGGAAGGCCGGCTTCACGGCCTTGCAGTGCGGGCACCAGTCGGCATAGTAGAGTGTGAAGGTTGAGCCCCCGCTCGTAAACCCCTGTGTCACATACGGTCTGGCTAGTAAGTAGATTCCATACAGAATTGCAAATCCAAAGCTGACAGCGATAGCATTCTTGAGTGTGAACTTCATTCTATTCAACGATGAGAAAATGTAAATCTCTTTCCATAGCCGCATCGAAGCGAAGTCCAGGGTACAGGCGACGAAGCACATATGCTTCGGCGGTCGAGGTAGCCCGCTTCTCCGTAAATTTACGTCGAAGTGCTGATGCATAGCATGCCGAGTATGCATACTCTTCGGCAACTGTCCAAGAAGGATCTCGCCCCTTGGGAAGGGGAACCGAGATCCAGTCTCCTTCTGAGAGTACAAGCCGGGCGTGTTGCATAGCTACTCTAGGACTGAAAGCTTTATATATCTCGTGGAAACATCATGAGTGCCCAGAGGAGGAAGAAAAAGAGGGCGGTGTGAAGGAAGAAGCCTTCGGGGGTTGGGCAGCCACCGTCTGCAATCGTGATCCAGCGACCGAAGGCACGCTGGAAGAGTTTATAGGTTTCGGGGTTGGCCACGAGGAAGAAGACTAGGGCAGTATAGGCTGCATATTTTGCTTTGAGGGCTATGTTTACAGAGGAGGCAGAAGAAGGAGCAGGAGCAGGAGCAAAGCTAGTAGCAGTAGAACCCTTATTCGCCTTAGACTCAATCATCTATATGGCCATCACACTTTATACAGAGATAAAGAAACATCAGTGCACCAACAGGTATCTCATTCTTCCGTATATTCGTCAACTCCTCTGTTACATCGATTTCCATATCACGTATGCCGTGGAGAGTAGTTCCTTTTCCGATGAGTAAAAAGGGTTTCTCTCCACGAATATCTGTGAACTCTGGAGGACTTGACTCATGGATTGTTATAGGGAGGGTTAGCTCAACGTCGAGGGTACGAACGGCTTCGGCGATAGCAGAGAAGCCCGAGGGGAGATCGATTTGTTTGTAGGTTAGCACTTCTTCTGCAACTGCATCTGCATCTGCATCTGCAACCGCTTCAGCAACCTTCGTCAACACCTCCTCCAGAATTGCTTTTGCTGAAGGCATGTCGGCAATCTCCTTACACGCCTTCCGCTGTCCCTTCAGGAGCATGGCAGAATAGAATAGGCAGCACGGAGAAGGTGATTTGCGGATGATATGTATATCTTCAAGCAAGGAGTCAGTGTAGGGGTATACACGCCTCATCTTCTTTTCAAATGCCTTCAGCTCATCCTTTGACATATGCTTGACTTCGTCGACCGATGGAACGGGTATAGAGATGGCCGAGTAGCGTTCGAGTCCAGGCTTGGCTGCAGGGATTTCGTAGGCCTTCATTTGCCTGTCCTTGATTTCTAGAAGAGTTTCCACGCAGCGTAAGAAGGATTTAGCCTTGGGGTCTATATCCTCGAGGCGATTCATGGTCGCTGATACAGAGAAGCCCTTGCGAGTTACGGCCATCTCGATGGATGACTCGAGGTCAGTTCCGCCGAGTGTCTCGCAGACTGTCTCGAGGACTCTTTTGCGAAGATCCTTGGACTTGATTTCCTCGAGGTGACTCATGGCAGTACTATAGACTCGCTCGTACTCTTCTTCTGCATCGTCTTCTGCTTCTGCTCCTTCTCCTTCTCCTTCTTCCTTCGCATATGCAGCTGCATTGGGCTTCAGCGCATCATGTATCTTATTGAATCGATTGAATGCTTCGCCTTCCTTGCCACCACCTTTCTGCATCTGCATCTGCGAAAGTACATC